TCTCGATAGGCTCGATTACTGCACCAGCATATTCCTGAGTTCCACCGCCGCTTGGGTTCGGAACAACGGTCTTGTTATGAACGCCGTACTCGCCAGACGCTTTGTCCGTAAACGATACCGTAAATTCAGCCATAGACCGATAATTAAATTTTGTATCCCCGATCAGTTCAGATACATCTCTGACCGGTGGATTAAACACTATTGTTACATTGCTTCCCGAAGTAATATCCGAGATTTTTGGCGAATCGAGAAAACGGACAAACTCATCCATATCCTCCACAGCAGTATTCTCAAAATACTTTTCATCCCCAACCTTTACCTCTTTGCCCTTGGTGTATAGGTTGATCTCGAAAATCATGGAGTAATTGTAATAGTTGTCTCCCTCGTCATTCGTAACCGGAAACTGTGAACGATCCAAGTTACTGTACGCCAATGAGATAAACGGTGCCTTCGGTTTTACGCCTCCCGTCTTCGTCCAGGCTATTGTTGCTCCCGGATGATACATTGCGACGAGATTGTATAGGAATTGCTTTACTTCTCCGATATTCATGATTCGTCCTCCGTTTCCTCGTCTTCAACCGGTTCCTCCGGCAACAGGGCAAAGGTCGAAGTCCAATGTTTTATGAAAGTATTCTGGCTTAACCGGGAAGCTGTGCATTCATACCACCGTCCATCATAAAAAAGCCGATCTGGCTGAACACCGTCCTCCTGCTTTGTGCAGCGAATAGGGAAATCACCGAAGGTCTTTAACATCATACTGTCTCGACTGCCGGTGTCCTCTTTGACTTCATCATCCGAAATGGTCTGCACATCGAGGAATACGGTCTGATCTGTATGTCCAGCTGTCTGGTATCCGTTTACGACCTGACTTTCGCCAAATCGGCGTAAGGTGTAATTCTTCCCAAAAAACGGCATTAGTCCGACGCTCCTTTCTCTTGGATAACATAATTGATTGACTGCCTCATGCGGCCGGTATCAATCAGCGGTCTGTCAGAGCCTTTTTTCTTGATCGTTGCCGGGGAGTTCGGTACGAAATCGCCATCCCGAATCTCCTTCTGTATCAATCCCTTTTGGAATACTCCTATTCTCTTCAACGCTGTTTCCGCCGATCCGCCTTTTAGCAGATTACTCTTTGTGCTCTGCAGAAATGAATTGATCTCGTCACCGTGAGCATCCACGCTATCGCGCAGAAATGGTCTGGATGGAATATGCACAGTTCCAAGCTCGTTGAACATGGCAATATCCACAAGGTCAACACCATCCTCACTCCCGGCACCCTGCTGGATGCCAACACGCACTTCCAAACGCTTGAGCTCTTCGATGGTCTGTTTGAATTTCTCTCCGTCCGCAGTAACACGATCCGTCACTCTAACAGCCATGATTCACCCCCGCAGAAACTATTGTGATAATGCAGCTCCTCCGCAGTTGGAGGAACTGCATGCCGTACACCGTGAGCCCATATTCTGCATCAGCGGAAGTATTTCCCGCCTGATTGTTTGAAAACGAAACGGAGGTTTCTCCCTCTGAAACAGAAGAAAGCCCTATTGTATCTCCGATTGTCCCGATTCCGATTGTTGCTCCAAGACCGCTCATTTTCATTTTGTGAGCAGCGAGATAAGCTAAAGCCTGTTCGTATTTCTTTCCGAACCGCTTTTTGCTTATCAACGGCTCTGCCAATTCAATGAACACATTCACATCATCATCGGAAACCTCGGAAAACTCTTTCATTGTTGCTCTGATTATTCCAAAGGCCTCCATGCAGAACACCTCCTACTGCTTGAGCTGATCGAGGATCTTTCCTTTGATGGCATCGGCAGTATCGGAATCAGATACCTCGATACCCATACCGACAGCCTTCGTGATAAGTTCCTCTTTCTTCATCTTGTTAACCGCCTTAATCTCGGCATCCTTTTCAGCCTGTGCAGCTTTAAGAGCCTCCTGCTCTGCCTTGTACTTCGCAACCGCTTCCTCGGCGATCCTTGCCTTCTCTTCATCCGAAATACCAGCGGCACCAGCCCCATTGTCCGCATTAGCCTTTACAGCATCCACCAGCATTCCATTCGACATATAGTCAACAATGGAGGGGTGCTTGTCGTACCCCTCCGGTAACTCCATACTCTTTCCGGGAAGCAAAGGCTCGCCTGCGATAGAGATAATCTTTCTGGATTTATTCACAACTCTCATAGTATCGTGCCCTCCTTCTTATACGCCGTATGCAAGAAGCATTGACAGCGGGTAGTAGATGATCAGTCCTGCCGTTCTCTGCTCACAAGGAATCTCTGTCTCAAGCTTCGTTACCTGGAGAGGGAACTGATAGAACGGAAGAGGAATCTCCAAAGAGAACTTCTCCGGATCCTTCGTGTACATGAAAGCCACATTCTTGCCGCTGGAATTGATATCTGTTGCAGTGCTCTGAAGCTCTGACATAGATTCAAAATTCTTCAGATACGGCGCATGCTCCTTGATGAAACTGAGGACCGTTGTGTCCGTATCGGGGATGCGGCGAGTTGCCAGATCCATATATACATAGGACGGAAGTGCCAGGGTGTCCGGCTTCTCGATGCTCATTGTGATCTTGTCGATGAACATCTGCATTCCGTTGATATCCGAAAGGATCTGCTCTGCGTTCTTGTGCGCAAAGTCCGTGTACTGTACGCCATCAACCGTAACGGTCGAAAGGGTGTAGATCGGGATATCATTCCCAGAGCTGAAAATGCCGACAAGATTGTGCTTCGCATCTCCTGCAAATGCAATCTTATTGACCGCATAATCAGATGCACGCCTTGCAGCTGCTCCCTTTCTTGCATCCAGGGACTTGCCTGCCATACGGGATGCACGCATCTCCTGCACATTGTAGCCATAGGAATCACCGATAGAGCGAATATTCGCTGTGTGAGATTCGCCCTTAACATCTACTCTCGGAAGATCCGTAGCGTAGTTATTGATGATCTCTGCCATGCCGGTGATGTCATAGCTGTAATAGGTTGTGGTCTCTGCTCCCTCATTCACCTCGGAAGTGATAGGGAAATAAGCCAGAGCGGAAAGCTCCGGATACTGCTTGTCATAGGTCTTCGCCTTTACCTGATCCAGCTCACGAGCAAAGAACACGCTGGCTGCCTCTACGCTGTCAAAACGCATATCCTCGCCAACAATGCCCTTGATCATATTGGAGCCTTTCAGAGTATTGTAATCGTCTGTGTTGTACTGTCTCATCTGTTCTTACCTCCTTGATTAAAGTACGATTACCGCAATACCGTTGTCGGTATCTGCGGCAGTTCCGAACACTGCACCAACATCAAGCCCTGCACCATAAATCTGCACGCTCTTGACATAATCGCCTGCCTTGGGGGTGTAGCCGTCTGCAACAGGCGCTACATCCGAAATCTTGATCTCGCCGGTATCGGGGGTAGCGGTATCTGCCACAATCAGCTTTGCCCCGGTATCAGTAGATTCGCACTGCTCATACACGGAATATGCGGAAGACTGGCTTGTGAAATATCCTGCATAATCCCCATCCTTGACGAGATACGCCTTGGACTTGTAAGACGGAACTGCACCGGGAGCGAGAGACGCCCAAATCTTTCCGCTTACAAGGCAACCAACGGTGCGCTTCGCCTTGATAACCAAGTTGTTATCCATATCCAGCTCCGTCATAACGGAATTGTGAACAACAACGCCCTCAAAATCTGCTGCGCTATTGGATGAAGTGGGCTTCTTAACATCCACGCCTGCATTCGTTCCCTTTACGACACCGAGGCCAAAGGTAAGATTTTCCTCAGCCTGTCTTGTGGGAATCTCATGTGCGGACAGATCGAAAAGTCCGCCGGAAACGCCCTTGGCGAAACCGAAATTGTAAGAAGTCTGTGCTGCCATACTCATTATTTTCTACCTCCTGTCATTCTCTTGATCATTTCCTCGCGCGCCGTTGCCGAATTGGGCTTCTCTGCCGCATCTTTGCGTGCCTGAGTGTATGCCATCTGCTGACGCTGTGCATCGGTATCTTTGCGGCTCTTGAAGGAATCCTTTGCGATATCATAAGCTGCCTGGATGTATGCCTCGCTCTTTCCGTCGAGATTCATCTTCGGATTAACCGCCTTGATGATGCGCTTTCTTCCCTCGGTAATGGAGAGGTTTTCAACGCCGTCCAGATTGAGCTTATCAGCCATACGGCAGATATCCAAACGATCCTTGAAACGCTGATCCACAGAATCCATATTGACGCCCTTGTCCTCTTCCGGCTTCTCGCCGCCCTCGGCAGGAGCACCCTCTGCACCTTCGGAATCCTTGTTCTCTTCCTCGCATCCACCATCAGCAGCTGCTCCCATATCCTGTGAAGCCTGGAGTTTGTCAATCTCCTTCAGCAGAGTGTCAAGGTCTGCCTTCTGCTCGGCGATAATAGCCGCCGGATCAGCACCCTCGCCCTCGTTGTCTCGACGGTCAATATTATCTCTGACCTGATCGATAGGGCTTTTAGCCTCTGTTCCCTCGCCTTCCGCTTCGCCGGCAACCTTCAGCTCTACGCTGTCCGCTCCCTCGCCTCCGGAAACGCTCTCCGCAGCTTTCTGTGCCTTGAACAGTGCGATAGCAGCCTCCATCTCTTCCGGAGTGAGGTCGCTGTCGTCTGCTCTGTAACCTGTTGCATTTGTCTTGTCCATAGATAACTTTCCTCCTTGTAAGATTTTTGTATCATCATCCTTGCTATCGATATTAAGCCTTGCCGATTCTCCGGCTCTCGCTTCTCCAACGAGTGCAAGGTGATTGATCTCGATGTTCTTCTGTATGCAATCATATTTCTCTCCCTTCCATACACCGGGAGTATCATCCGTATCGAGGCTATAACCAAGCGACAATTCTTTCAGCCCACACCTCTGCAGAGCATTGGTATCGTGGATGATTATCTCGCAGCGGACATTATTGCCGTCACGATAGCCGGCGCTCATAATTGTTCCGATCTGCTCCTGATGAACATTGTTCTTGTCAACCTCCCCAGCATCGTGGGTAATGATGATAGGTTTGCCTTTGTAGCTCTCCAAGGACTTTTCCTCAAAGACATACTCCGGCAGGCGAAGCTCTCGCCTTGTCGTGCCGTCCGGATTCTTATACTCGAAGATTCCGCAGGTAGTCACTATCGGGTGATCCACCAAATATCCCTCTTCCGTGTAATAGGTCTTATCCAGCGGCATACTGTCTAATCGCTGATTCTTCAACAATTACACCTCCTGTTCCTAAAAGTTTTCATCATGTCACTTTAACTCGCCTCCTTTCACACCGGCAGATCCAGATTATCAAGGTCAAATACCGGGAGAGCGCAGCATCGGCACTGATAATCTTCTCCGGGATGGCATCTCCGCCCACCATCGGTTTCGGGCGGGTTATCCCAACTGAAAATTTTTCCTTCGAGAGCTCTATGGCTTTCCCTTTCTCTCCTATCAAGCGTGCCAGACCATTCATACTTGGATACTCCCGCATCCCTCTGCTGGCTCTGCGTGATTTCGGAATTCAATTTCGCAGTCTGGTCCCTGGCAATCAACTGTGCGTGCCTCTTATCCATTCCATACTGCGCTTGCAGCTCCTTCACAATGTTGGAAGTGCTTCTCCCCGACATATAGTCCTTGTAAATCAGCTCTTTCATCCTGCCGAGTGATTCCCTTGGCTGCGTCTTAATCAAATCAACATTCGCCGACACCCACCGCTCTATCATTTCACGGTAAAAGTCTCCGGAATAGTAATCCTCCAAAATATCAATGCCGAGCGTTTTACTTACTGCCTTTTTCCACTCCTTGATCGAGAGCTTGTGGTCGAGACCGGCGATCTTTTCAATGCTACGCTTTAGGTCATACATACCGAATGCAGAATCAAGCTCCTTCTGGATGCTCTCAAAGAGCATTTGCAGCCGCCTTATCGTGTTGTCGATTTCCGAAAATCGGACGAGGCGGCGCTTACGGTCATTGTCGTTCTTGGCATCCGTGTTAAACTTAGGCGTTCCCTCATTGATGATTCGTTTTATTTCCGGGACATACTTCATAAGGACCTGCTTTTCGATAGCCATATACTCATTAACCGTCCGAAGATACTCACGCTCTGCGCTGTCCGGATACTTCACCTTGTACTTGGAGCGAATAACCTTTTTCCCGTGATACCTTTTTTCCAGCTGCTCCCGGAGTATGATCTTCCTTACTTCATCATCCAATCAACCGTCTCCTCTCGTCCTCTCTGTTGGCGTTTTTGCCTGCAAGAGTATATTTGACTGCTTAAACGAAAAAAGCCCCACACAGCCACGATTAGGGGCAATGTCGGGCAAAAGAAAAGAGCCTCACGCAACCGCAAGGCTCTCTGCTCTACTCTTTTTCGTTGTCAGCTTGCTAACAGAACATCATCCACATACTCCATCACATCATCGGTCTGTGCCGTTGGATTCTGCTTCAGATAATCAAGCAGCTGTTTCTGCTTATCCTCTTTCCCTCGTAAGTCCTTCGTGTAGCAATTCACGAAATCATCATAGGAATCGGGAACATTCTTCAATGCTTCTTTGATCTGTTCATCCATACCAGCTCACTACCTTTCATTCTTCGTTTTCTCGAAGATATTATATTCATCAAAGCCGTGGCACTCAAACTTGTAATCATAGGCAATATCATCGTCCGGGTTGTAGGTTGTGATTACACCCCTGCGCTTTCCTTTGAACCTCGCATGATACACATTGTTGATATCGTGTCCGACCTTTTCCGCTTCCCCAGGAGAAACATTCTCGGCGCGGGGCTTTTTGAACGGCTTTCCATTGCTGTCATTCGGTATCTCCATATTACCAGATTCACCGGATTTTTCAACCGTTTCTTTCTTGGTTTTGCCCTTTCCTTTCTGCTCTCCCTTTCCGGATTCCTTTGTGCCATTAAAAATCGGCTCTCCGTTCTCTCCGATTGGTACCGGGTGTCCGTTGATCATTCTGAACTCAGGCTTTTCCCCGCCGCCTTTTGCATCTGTATTCACAGTCTGGAGCACTTGGGATAATTCCTGCAATGAAAGAGCGAACGGCAAGAACATATCCTTTTTACGGATGTTCGCCATCGTCTCAAACCTCGCATCCTCCATCTCCATATTGAAGCATATCGGGCTACCGAAAAACTCCGTACACAGAAATACCATGGATGGATTGTACTGTCCCGGCATATCGGCAACTACTGTAAGCGGGATCAGTTTCTCGGCATCAATATTGATTCCAAACTCTTCCCTCGTCTCCCGGACAGCTGCCTCTTCCGGTGTTTCTCCCATCTCGATATGACCTCCGGGACCGCAAATCTGTCCGTTGTCCTTTCTGGTACCGATCAGAATCCTTCCGTCCTTCACAACGATTACTCCACAGCCTGTCGGCGTAATCGGCTCGTTTTGTGCGTCTGCCTGCTCTGCAGACAAAGCCGTGTTGGATGTTTCGGAAGATTCAGAGGTCTTTCCGTTATCTGCCGGAGTAGGTGGAGCCTGTTCCTCTATCTCGTTCCAATCCCCATCGTCTTCATCCAAAACATCATTGATGGTAAACTCTCCGCTTTCAGCCAAACGCTTCCTGATTTCGCTGGCATCAAGAGCCTGCATATCCACATAAACCTGTGCCGTCTGCGCCTTCACCAGCTCCGTATCCGCTTTCGTCTTATCGACATTCGCCTGCTCCGTTTCGCTCAAACTCCACAGAGGGTTAAATTCAAGAACATAGTCCGGTACTTCGTCGAACTCTCCCTTGTACTTCCCGACAATCAGAATGATATCGATAAGCGTTCCGAGGTTGTTCTTTAGGTTGAGCTTCTGGATTTTGCCAACGAACTTGTAATAGTTCTCCATATCGCCCTCGCCGGTGGCGTTTTCACCAGCTGGAGAGCGTCCGAATAGCTTTGTCTGCGGAATCTCCGTTATCGCCGAAAGCATATTGCAAGTGGCATCGATGATGTCCTTTACTCCGGTAAAGGTTACGGTCTTAAAATCATAATCCTCTCCATCGGAATCTATGGCGATACTGTTGATAATTCCTTTTGCAAGATCGATGATTCGCAGTCTTTCAAGCACCTGCTCCTCTCCCTCTTCTGTCGTGAGCAAGTCAGCAAGGTCTTTCATCTTGTAAACTGCCTGCACCGCCCTGTCGAGCAGCTTCGCTCCGTTTCCGTGTGATGTGACCGTCCTCTGCAGATCCTTGTGGATCTTCGCATATTCCGGCATACCAAAGAAGCGGTATTCTGTCCTTGTGCTCATAGATGGGAGAATCCCATTCTTGAACAGCAGGCACCGGCTTTCATGCACCCGAAACGGCGAACCGTATATCGGGGAAATGTCATAATACTGTGGCATGCCAAATTTGGACTTTTTATCTTCCACCTTTGTCTGATATATGCTGTTGTAGTCTGGTGTTACCAGCGGACGCTCAAACACAAGGAGCTCGTCAATGCCTCGTATATTATCCCAGTCAACCGGATCCGTCAGTTCCTTTCCATCATCAATCAGCATAACCATCAATGCTCCGCCGTAGAGCCTCGACCATTTGATTGCGGTGGATGCCTTTTCCTCGAAATCCAGCTCGTCAAGTGAATCATTTATGTACTTCTCAATATCCAGGTCACTCAATCCGTAAGAGAATCCACTGCTCACGGCATCATCAGACGGTATATCAATAATCTTTGAGAAAAGACCGTTTTCCTCATAGTTTATCGTCAGTTCGATATCCGATACGGGTTCGTCACTCTCAAAGCGATAATGCTCTGATACATCATCCTTGGTGCCGTATTTGCTTAACATATTTTTGTATCCGTCTTTGCGGACTTCTTTTTCCGGCGCCTCGGCTGTCTCTTTCTTTCCATCGCTCTGCATCGTCTCACCTCCTAACTCGTCAAACTGCCGATATTGAACGATTTTTTCTCATAGCACGACAGAGCAACGGCGTCCGCCCTGTCTGGGGAATCAATGCCCCTTTTCTTCATATCCTCCTTGCTCTCCAGGACCATTTTGCCCCGGCTTGTAAGTCGGTATTTTCTAATTGAGAGCTGCGCCACCAGCTCATTGTCATTCTGGAGACTGATTTCCTCCGCTATCAGCAGGTCTTTCACAGTTCCCCACAGGAATGTTGTCATATTATCGTAAATGTCGGAAGCCTTCTCTTTTCCGCTCACCACATCATCAGGCACCTTTCCGGCAGCATTCACCGGCACGATCACCATGCGATTGAGCTTCTCTTCCTTCTTGACCTCTTCCAACCGGTCTGTCACTCCACCACCAAGGCCGCAATCGTCGATATTCACAAAGATTTTACCTCGGTATCTTGGGAACTCGTTTATAACCGCTCTGTACTGCTGAACGATTTTTCCCACAGTTGTCATAAGGCTTTGCCCTCGGAACATTACCGGGAGCGTGATATTGCCTCCCACATTCCGAGCAATGATTGTTTCGTCAGATCCATATCGGGCAACATCTACTCCAAACGATATCCTCTTGATTGCTTCGTCCTCCGGCAGATCCAGCATTGTGCAATGCTCGATGATGGAAAGCATAATGAATACATCATCTTCCTGCTCCGGAAACTCGCCATCCACACGCACACGGACAACATTGCTGTTTCTCCCATACTTTCTATCGAGGGATGCGATATTGTCCTTATTTGTTCGTGGGCTGTTTCTCGATGATACCGTATGGCATCTGTACTGTGCCCTGTCTCCGTTGAATGCATCAAAAAATGTGCCGGAAGTCTTTGTAGGGTTTCCACACATCAATAGCTTGTTGTTTTCGCCGGACAGCGTACCAAGAATAGCCTCCATGATCGGATCAGCGACACCGGAAGCCTCGTCCACGATAAAGAGCATGTTGTCCTCGTGGAAACCCTGCATATTCTCCGGCTTTGTTGCTGTCCTCGCAACTGCAAACCAGCGTTTCTCATATCCAACCATGTAGATATAGGTCTTCGTCCATTTGAGGATTTCCGTCAGAAGCGGGGATTTTCCCATCCACTTGCTGACCTCGGACCAAAGAACATCGTGAAGCTGTTGCTTGGTGGGAGCCGTTGCAACGATTCTCGGATAAGGAAAGCAGCAAAGAAACCACAGGAGAGCAACTGCCTCCATACCTGTCTTTCCTACGCCTTGGCCGGACTTGATGACTACCTTCGGAGTATCAGCTAAATCCTGCAATGCCGTCGTCTGCCACTCGTCCGGCTCAAATAGCAATACTTCCTCAGCAAACAAAACGGGGTTACTGCGATATACCGGAACCCTTTTCTGAAAGAACTGTTTCCGGCGAGCTGTTGATTTATTCTTCATCATCAGCACCTCCCAAGACCGCAGCGATCCAATCATCAACCGCCTCGCTGCCTGCCGCCTCATTCTCCATCTTCGTCCGTTCGATACGGATCTTCGACAGAGCCTCGATAGCCTTTGTCTTTTTATTCTGAACTGAGGAAAGCTCCTGCTCCAATCTGGCAACGATAAGGTCTTTATTTGTTGTATGTGTCTGTATAGAATAGGATTCCCCAGGGAGCCGCTCGTCTTTCTCGACCTTTTCCCTTATTTTCTTTTCATACAACTCCTTTTCATCATCGTCCTTAAAGGAGCGTTTGGTTTCGGATCGGTAGAAATCGGCAACGCTGACATCGCCCTTCTGCTCCCGATACTTGTTTATGGCTTTCAATATCCTGCGCTCACGGATGGAGAATAACTGTATCTGCTCCATAAGGAGCTGCTCTTCATCCTCCGGTACCATTCCAACAAGCTCCTGCTCGTCTTCGTCCAGCGCATCCATAAATACTGCCCGGTATCCTCCGTGCTTTGTTGCATCAGGCGGAGGCTTCGGATTGGGATTGCCTTTGTTTCCTACGGCGTTCTTGTTCCCTTTCTGCCCGCCTTTCTTTCGCTTTTGCAACGTTGCATTTTCTTCATCATCGTTTGCAACGTTGCATTTGTTTTTTTTTGAATCTCTACTGCCCCACTTGCCCCGGTTCTTCCAACTTCGGACCGTACCCTCTGGAACGCCCAGCTTTTTGGCAATATCGGTCAGTTTCATTCCCTTGTTGAAGAGCTTCTCTGCTTCACCTTTTTTCTCGCTCGGCGCCTTCGGCATACCGTCACCTCCTCTCCTTTCGTGTTGCTATCGTGTAGAGGCGTGACGGACGGGGAACAACCGCCGCCGACTGCTCCCCATACGAATATTTATTGTTATAACATCATATTTTCGTTATAAACTCCGCTTTGGAGAACTTCTGCTCCGGTTTAATCATCATTTGCAGGAAGTCCTCTTTGGAGAAGTCAGACAGGCGGAATATTTCCTCCGGCCTCATTCCAAGCTGCTTTCCGATTTCCTCAACCGACTTTCCTTCGTTCATCAGTTCCCGAACAATCGCTTTCATCGGCTCCAAAAGGTGTGTACCTCTTGCCCTGTTATGGGTTACGGTGCCGTAAATATCCTCCGAATGCTCATTGTGCTTCACGACTACGACAGGAACGCGCCCTTCAAGCATAGAAAACAGCGGTTCTTCTCCTGCGATTGTCCAACGATGGAATCCGTCTATGATGGTCATATCGGGGCGGACCACAATCGGGAGCGTCCATCCGTTGGTCAGTATGGATTGCTTCAGCAATTCCAGGTTTTGTTTTGATACTTTGTTTGGATTATAGGTGTTTGGCTTTACGATACTGCGATCCACCCATTGTAGAGTGGATAGCGGTGCTGTCAGCTTGTTATCCATTCTGCAATCCCTCCTTCTTTTTGGCTGTTTCAATATATTTTCCGTAAATCCGTTGATACAATGCCCGGTATGATCGGAGCTTTGGATCGCCAGATATCAAACCCTCGTATATTGCCTTGCAGTCCTTATTGTCTGCAATCGCAGATACCGCCATAAAGAAATTACGGTATCTTTCCGCAACATACCGCTTATGCTTCGTGGTGAAATTACCGTCCATATCGGAGAACAGTTCTAGGAGTGCCGCCTTGTAATCTTTCTCGGTATTCCCCTTTTCGTTCGCCTTTCTGGTCGCAGTATTCCGACCAAACATCTCGCTATCCCAATATAGGGCGGCGAGATATGCATTCGGCTCCCTGCGCACTATCCGCTCCATAAGGTCTGGATAATACTCATTCATTTTCACGAGGCTTTTCGCCGTGTCTACGGAAAAGAACTGTGATACTCGAAGCTGTCCTTTCCGTGTGCCTGATTGCCACAGGAAAAGATATATCTCCGGGATATCCACCTTTTCTCGAAGGAGGTACAGCCACACATCATTATTCGTCCAGTCATATATGGGAAAGACCTGGTGCTTATTCGTCATTGTCTTTCCGGCTCGGAGCATTGTCGCTATGTTCTGCAACCGCTGCACCGATTCCGCTGTCCGGATGCCGGTCAGCGTGATCCCGTCTGCACATATTCTTGGGAGAAAATCTTGATACGCATCAATCCTCGGTCTTAACTGCGGATGATTCCGTATCGCAAATGAGGGAGGCTGTCGCACCCAAACATCTTTTTTATATCTGTCCCAACAGATGAAAGTTTCATCGTTCGACAGTTCATTGAAGCAGTTGAAATGTTTTACTTCAAGGCAAAACCATTCAAACCGCGCCCCAACCAATAGAAATTTCTTTCGCCATTCCTTTACTTTGTCCTCGATGCAGGAGAATATGGCTTCCTCGTCAATAAACTGCACCGTCAGCTGTGCCGCATTGATTTCTCCGGCTTGTATCATCTTCATAACAAGATCTGCGATACAAAGGCTGTCCTTCCCACCGCTGAAAGACATATATACCGGCAATCCGTTCCGAAACACATTCCGGATCCTGATCTTCGCAGCTTCCACCACATCAATGCTCGCCTCACATCTCTTTATAGCCATATCTTTTCCCCACAATTCGGACAGATAACGAATTTCTTGATTTCGGTGGTTTCTTCGTCCTGTTCCTCCTGGATGAGGTCGCTCGTTGCAGTTCCGGGCGCCTCCGGCTCTGCTTTCTGCTCCTGCGGTGGTGTCTGCTGCTCTTTTTTGGCTGCGTTATCTTTTATGCTCTGGATCTCTTCATCATCCAGCGTTCCATATTCGGCAATCTTATCCGTCACTTCCTCTGCTTCGGATACCATCTGCCTCAATATGTCTTCATCAAATCCAGGAATATCCAGATCCCCCTGCAGCTCTTCCAAGAAAGAATTGAGCGTGTCGAGGTTCTCAATGCCGAGACTGAATATCTTATTGTCTGCGATCATGAGCTTTTTCTTCTGGTTTTCCGTCAGATTATCGTATTTATACACATCTGCGGTTTCTTTTCCCATTGCGATCAGCGTGTCATATAATCCGTTGCCGGCCAGAATGACATTGTTCTCGTCCACGACAATCGGACGGATCTGTCCGAACATCGTCACGCTTCGCTCAAACTCCTTCAGCTGCTGTTCCGTGTGTATTCTTACATTCTTCTCCGGCTTCTTTAGGTCGGAGAGCTTCATAGTGGTTACTTTCATCTGTGCCTCCTTCTTGACTTCTCCACCTGTCAAGAAAAAGACAGCCTCCACCATGTAATCACATAGGGAGGCTGCCGCTCTTGAAGGGGGTTACCATATTGTCTTGAAGGAGAAAATGGCGGTTTATACGGATATCTGCAAATATCCGCTGGATTATGCCGGCGGAGCATCCAGAATAGCTTTCGCTTCTGGGAAATACTCTGCGGCTTTTTCCACGATTGATCTGTCTATCTCAAATACTTCTTTCCACCCATTATCTGCAGAGCCGGTCCACTGCCTTGCCGCCCAGGGATGCGTCCCACACAAATATCCGTTTTTCCAATCATAGATAGGCGGAAGCTCCACGCCGTAATAATGGATGAATGCCAATATTTCCTCATGGCTCCAATCAGACAGGGGGCTATATCTCGTCACTCCCTGCCCGTTGGTGTATATGTTGTCGCCTTTTCCCACATAATTCCCATCAGCCCTGCGTCTGCCGAGAAGCATAATGTCAAGGTCGTGTTCCTTGTAGTATTTTGCCTGTCCTCGGTGCTGAACAATGTGGAACCATTGAGCCGCTGTCTTGCTCTCCTGTGGGAAAAGCATCTGCGGATGGGCGGCAAGCCATTTCATATCCTGTCCAGTATTGATAATTTCCAATTCCGGCGGCTTATGAGCCTCCACCCATTCTGTAAATGCTTGATACTCTAAATTGCAAATGACGAGCACACAGGATTGTATGCCCGCCATCTGACTAACCTTTTCAAGGACCAGGGAATCCTTTCCTCCGCTCCATGCGAATGCAGCTTTCTTCCCCTTGGTCTTTTTCTTAATCTCTGCCACCGTCTTCTTGACCTGTGCATCCAGCTCCGTCTTGGATACAAGCTCTTCTATCTTTCCGAGAGCCTCCGTCCAGTCTTCATTCTTGATCCGCTGCTTTCTTCCGAGGGCTTTATTCATGCAAAGCACCCCGCTTTCTGCTCACGATCAGAGCGACGATTCCGGATAGCAACACAGTTGTCAGACTTCCTGCTGTCTTGTATGTGGCAATATTGTTGATGTTCCCATATGCGAATATCGGAAGACCTATCACAAGCGCACTGATAACTCCGGCAACAATGCCTTTCGCCTTCAGCTTCACGCCCCGAAGCGTGAATATTGTCGGCAGTAGCGTACTCGCCCGGAGCGTTCCATACATCAGGAACAGGTGTGTTACCGTCATTCCGGGGATATTTGCGACTGCAATGCCGAGCAATAGCAACACCACCATTGCAATCTTGGTCTTTCCGAGTGTCTGTTTCTTAAAAATGTCTGTTGTGAGGGATGATATCGCGCACAGATTGCTGTCGATGGTTGAGAGCAGCCCGGACACGATCATAAACAGGAATGGTATTACCGCCCATCCGGGAAACAGTGTGCTAATCAGCTCGAAGTTTATCACTCCGGTATCATTCGCAGCATATCCCATTCCTGCGCCAATAAATCCAAGTATTCCCATGGATAACGGAACAATGCCAAATAAAATTGCACCAATAAAGAAAGCTCTTCCGATACGGTCTTTTCTCACGCTGAAAGCTCTTTGCCAGAAGCATTGATCTCCAAACGGTCCGGAAATCAGACCGACAGTAGTGGGTAGCCCAAAGCCGAGGAATATTTCTAATCCCCTTGCCGAAAAGAGGCTTGCTCCGTCTGCGTTTATTCCTCCGAGACCATTCAGCAGATTTCCCATTCCCCCGCCGTTCCGGATCCCGAACACCATAAAGCACACGCTGACCGCCAGCATGAACACCATCTGAATCGCATCGGTCAGTATCGAGGCCTTTATTCCCGAAAACTGTGAATAGGAGTATGCGATTATTGCCATGATTATCGTCATACACCAAAACGGAATCCCTGTCAGCAGGGAGAGGATCTTGCTTCCTGCGAGCAGCTGCACGCCGGTTGATAATATTGAGAGCGCCCCAAGCTGGAACAGATACACATTCTTCACACCATCGGAATTGTACTTTTCGTGCATATATCCCGATAATGTGATTCCCTCCGGCATCTCCGCCCTTATCTTCTTTGCGAACGGAATGAATAAAATGAGGCACAGCACATTCGGAACCAGAAACCAAAAAAGCCCTGCAAAGCCCTTGGTGTATGCGTTCTCTGTTGATGTGAATAGTGCCGGCGCCCATATCCATGTGGCTGCTATGCTCAATGCGGATACGATCCACCCCGTGTTACGATTGCCGACACAGAAGCCGACAACATCCTTTTCTTTCTTCGTGAGAAGTACCGTTGATAGCAGCATCAGAGCCGCATATATCAGCAATACCAAAATCGTGTAATTCATTCTTATCCTCCAATCTTTGCGAATTGTCTGGAGGAGCATTGCGTCCGTTGTGCCTTTTCCATCCCCTTTCCCGGAATAATTTGCAAAAGAAAAGAAGCCCAAGGTTTTCCTCGGACTTCCTCTCTGCGTCTAATTAGAATTTTACATGTACAAGTTTATAATTTTGCAAGTGTGATGTCAATGTAATCTTTTTTTAGACGGAGGATTTATTGTACTTTCAATCCATCCACCCCAAAAATGAGAGCTGTCAGCCTCTCGACGGCAACACGGAGATCGGCGTAGACATTTTCCTTGGACATATTCTGTTTTTCTGCTATCTCCTTTGCCGACAAGGTTTCCTCCGCCATATACATATCCCATACAACATCATACCGCCTGCGCTCAATCTCCTGGTTCGGCGACTTATCGCAGAATGCCGCATACAGACCGATCATCGTTTCCACATGTGACACCATGATTGCTGTCCGTGCTGCACTCTCTTTGATGCTGTCAATAACATAATCGTTATCATAGCTCGACATCATAAGCTCCAGGATATCAAAAGCGTTCTCGTTCATCTGCGCCCTACTGAATACGGAATTTTGTGCGTGCTCTTTCAACATCCGATAATTCCGCAACAGGAGCTTCGTGTTGCGAAGCCTCCGATCTGCTCTTTGCCCGAACTCCCTTTTTCGTTCCTGCTCAAAACGCTTCAACCCCTCCTGTGCTCCGATAGCTGCCGCCCGCTCATATATGCCCTGCAGTTCTTCATCCGTCAATACTACAAGCCTCGGCTGCTTCGACTCAGGCGTATCCGAGTTCTTTTTATTTGCTTCCTTTTCCTCCTGGTACCTCACGATCTCGTCCACCTTGCCTGCCTCAATTCCTACTTCCTCCGCAATTTCTTCGTCGCTCCATCCAGCTTTGCGGAGGCTTGATACCTTCCCGACATCAATGCCCTCGTACTTCTCTTCGCCCTTTTTTGCCATGCTTCCGACCTCCTTGAATTATTTTTCTTCAAAATCCTAACGGATTATGATACAATGTAATTGTCTGTTGGGAGGGTTGCGAAAGCGCCCTCTTTTTCATTCACTCGACAGAAAGTCCGAGATTTCCATTTGTCCCGGTATCACAAAATCGTGAATGTCCTCACTCTCGTCAGCCCTTTTCCCTTTGGATTCCTTTTTCTTCGGAGGCGGCGATCCGAACATTTTCTTGTAACATACCGGTCCATAACCTGTTTTCTTGCTATCCGGATTCTTCAATACTCTTCCACACGCTCCACATATCATATCCTTTTCAGCTCCTCGATAAGTTTCTTATGCGTACTGAGGGAGTTGGCAACCGCCCCAGGTGTCATATGCATTTCGTCCGCGATGTCCTTATTGCTCCATCCTGCATTTTTTAATGCCCGAATCTTGCCATGATCCACTCTCTTACGCTTCGGCTTGTTTTTATCGGCTGTCTTTGCCTTCTCTTTGTCCCTCTGTGCATCTTTTTCGTCCTTTGAGGGTATTTCATCGTCTGCCGGTTCAGACGCTCCCGCAGAGCCCGTCAGAGGTTTATCCGGCTTTATCCTCTTTTTGCTGACAAACTGGATGAAATCGGGTGCTGTGGTCGCCACTTTACCATCGGGCAGCTCCACTATTGCTATCGTGAATTGAGCCGGTCCGCTTTCAAATTCCTCATAATCATCACCGAATCCAAGAAATGTGGCATTGTCGAACTCTTGATAGCTGCCCTTTCCCTCGCTCGTTCCCCTAACCCAATATTTTCCCTTGCACTCACGCCCTGCAAAAATACTATTCATTTTCCCGTACCACCTTTCTAATAACCAATTGTGTCGCAAACTTAATCATATCTGCCTGTGTCCTCTGCTCCTTTGAATACTCTGCAACTTCCGATTCATCATACTCGACACCAACATCATCCAGGAATTTAATCGCCATTTTTATTCGATCTTCGTTTTCAAAAAGAGAGATTTCCTGTCTCTGAAAGAATCTCCGTTTTAGTGCTGGATCTAATCGATCCTCTCGATTTGTTGCCGCCAATACAACCTGCTCATTTGTTAGCATATCCAATTCCTGCATTAACGAAATTGTTGTCCTCGCAAGTTCTCCGCCTGTACCATCACTGCCTCCGCTTCGTTTTAGACCTATGCAATCTATTTCATCGAGCATCAGCACGCAGGCTTTGCCTTTGCAAAAGTCAAAAACTTTTTTCAGATTTTTGCTTGTATTCCCCATATATGAATCAATCAGATATGAAAAATTGACATAGGCAAAAGGTAATTTAAGTTTATATGCCACATATCTCCCAAACATTGTTTTCCCAGTTCCTGGCAGTCCATATAGAAGAGTAGAGTTGAGATAAGGGATACCCAATTCCAAAAGCTGCATACTCACTCGGTTGGTTCTCTCGATATTCTTAAATATCTCTTTTTCCTTTTTCCCCAAGTAATACCTATTCTCTCTAAAATCTGATACATCTTCCATTCGGAGACACCCAACAAGGTTTGCCGGCAATTCCAAAAAATTGACTCCACCATTTTCAAGCAGTGCCTTAATTCTTTTAATTTCCCATTCATTCTTTTTTGTGCTATCCTCTGCGCAACAGCAAATGGCATACTTTTTAGCATCCTGCACTCTATTTTCCGCCAACGCCTTTACCATTGCTATTTGATTAGTAGTCATTCCCATTATCTGGATACCTCCCTTATTTTTTGATCAATAATCGGAATCAACATCCTTGCGCTCATCCGCATATGAAGTGTGGTCGGTGCTCCTACTATCTTGTGAAGCATATCCACATATACATCCTCTGCAGATAGTCCTTTACCATAGTTTTCTGCTCTGTCCTTATTTTCCACAATCATTGAGGCTTTCAGACATTCCTCTGATATCTCGTGAATAAGCCGCTTTGCTTCATCCGTGAATGTAACAGAATTATCTTCTCCGATGATATCCATCTCCAAAAGCTTCTCTATCATTGCATCTACATCTCGCATCGTTTGTCCTCCTTCAATGTAACATCTATCCCATGCATTCCTTTTTGGAGATAGATATATTTTTCTTCGCCCTCGGCTTCCAGCTGATTCTTATGTGTCAGTAAAACTGCTGTCCCTCCTGCGGCCTGGCGGACAAAGCCATACTTTACCGCCAAATCCATTACCTCTTTCCAATGACTGTCAAGTTCTTCAATCTTTGCCATATCAAGCACGCTTGCACTTCCCCCTTTCAATCTGCCTGCAGACAGCTTCCTTATCTGTTATCCCCGCATCCACAACCTCAAATATCTCTTTGCAATCAATACACCGATACCGAAGAGCTTCTCCCATCGTGGTGAGCATTCCAGAACATTTAGGACAAATCGCTTTTCTCTCGAACAGATGAATGTTGTACTGCAAGCTTCTCACCTCTCTTTTCATAATCCCACACCGATCCATCGTCTTCGAGGATAGTGGTGCTTTCTCCTGTGTCCTTTGCCATCTTATCGGCGAATGAAATCGCCTCTTCACTGCTCAATCGTCTTGCAAGGAGCTGTGTTTGTCCTTCATACTTGCCATAGACAAGAAACATCTTCCCTTTAGCCATTTTGTACCTCCTCACTGAATCCATGCTTCCTGTGGCAAAGCCGCCAGCATTTTATTCAACTCGCGCATTGGTTCTGAATACTCATAGAAACGAGCCTCTTCGCATTTTTCATATAGTTCGTTAATTGCCTTTACCACTTTAAGAATGCCGGTATTCTTGTCACGCAGAATATCAAATGCAGCTTTTAGACTGTCGTACCTATACCTTAGCCCGATATACGCATAAAGAACTTTAAGGCATGCCCCTGTGCATTCAATAATCTGATCCTTTGTCATTTGCTTTAGCTTCTTTGCGGCTTCACCCTCAGTAAAGGAATCCGTGCAATTAAGTCCGAAATAATCCTGTTCAAATGAATCCCAACCGAGATATCCACCGCCATAGTCTCCAGCTCCAACCGAAACAAACAGGAGATCAAAGCACTCCGGGACATATTCATTTTCCAAGTCCTCACGCATCTGCTCGCATTCAGCACATAAATCTGCAAACGCCATTTTGAACTCATAAGCCTCGTCTTCGTCTCCATCAAGTGCATTTATCAATGTATCATCATCAGATTCCCAATAATATCGAACCTCATCGCACTCACATGAAATATCATCCAATTCTTCCCGAATGGTCCATAAATTGATATCCTTGACTATCGGTTTTTTATACCGGAGCTGAAAAGCCTTATTTTTTCTCGTTTCCTCTGCCTTCGTCATTTCTCCATCCTCTCCGCATCTTCCCTTCAAACTTCTCCCATACCCTATCGTAATCATCTGCCAGCTTCTCGGTGTATGCTATGGCATCATCCCTATTTCTGAATATTACCTTTTCGACAGCCTCCTTTTTGAAAAATCTTGGAGTTTTGCCATCCGATAATTTGATTTCGGTATATCCTCCTCGAAAGTATCCAACAACCTTTGCTTCGGTTAAAAGATATTCCTTGCAAGGCAGCCACCTTTCGTTGTAGTAAATATGCTCAATCGGGAAATAGAATACTGTCCCTATCTCCGGCAGACCTATTTTCCACCGCTCCTCCCTTGGTACAGGCTTCTTATGGCTTTCCGTTGCTATATTCACTTCTTTGTCGAAAAAGAAATAAAACACCTTATTACAATTCACCTCGCTTTACTTTCTGGTAGGTTTTACACTGACCCATGACGCCGTTACAGTTGGAGCAAATGCGGTACTTATCACAGCGTTCATCATTAGGACAGGTTTTTCCAGCCCATTTATTTCCCCAGTCCCAACAAGTAGTTCCCCCATTTCTTCTACAATGCCAATACATACAATATTTTTCCTTATGTGCCATAATCGCCTCCATCTTTAATCAATTTTATACATTTTCTATTTCTTGCAGCCCCATAGTCAGATAAGACAAATTTATCGCAATATTCTTTAGATCTTTTCTGATGTCTGTTCTCTCCTGTGAACACATGACATTCATCACAGTTGAAACAAGGCTCAATCACTTCATCCGGACGCACCTTGTCCCATACCTCTTCCTCATTGTTTACGCAATACTGACATACACAATTCACGCATAGCAATACCGGATTTTTGACTTTGTATAGGAGCTGTCTGGGAATATCCGGTGATTGCTCCACGGATTGTTTTTCTGACTTTTCTATGAAATCAAAAATATCCATTTGCCCTTCCAAAGCAACCTACCCCTAATTATGCGTGGCATTGAAATTTTCAATCGCCCACCTGTTTCCTGTGGCATAGACCTGTGCCCTCGTCCTCTCATACGGTGTCGGCTTCCTGTCCTTTCCGTATGCAGTATCGAGGATCCTTTCTCGCTCCGTATTCCCATCGAGCAGTCCTGCATCATCCAAAGCCTCTTCCGTTCCGCATTGATCACATATCATAGTCTTGTTATCTTTTCTGGAGAGAGCCAGCAACCGTTCAAACTCTCCGCCACACCTCGGACATATTTTCATATCGCACCTCCGTAAGTTATAAATCTTCATAATGATCCATTTCACGTTCAAATCTTCCTGTTTCAATTTCTTCATTCGTGAATGCTCTCATGTGTATCTTTTGACCACATTTTTCGCAATACTTTGTTTGTTCTTCGTAGCCTCTTTGGATATAAACATTGCATTTAGGGCATCTGCAGCTGAGTGAATAGGAATCGTTCTCTATCGCCTCGGCCGGCTCAAGCTGTTCGGCATCTTTCCGCCTATTCCAAGCTTCTGTGGCGGCTGCAATAATTTCAGAATCATAGACCGATTCTATGGTGGTTTTTCTTCCCTCACACTCGCAGCGACGGCAATACGCCCACGCTTTTCGGATTGATGAACACGGGCAATCCTGTCCTGCTTTGAATTCAAATATATGGTCCTTAATTCCTATATCCGTACTTCCACAGAACGGACATGGCTTTAATTTCTCCATTACTTTCCCCTCCAATCTTTACAAGTGCCACTATACTTAACCTTCTTTTCTTTTCCACCTTTGCGACATACCCCGCCCTTGTAGGACGGGTTGCAATACTCACAGTTCTTGCAAATTTCTTTCTTGCTACCCATCATGCCTAGCCTCCCATTCATCACATATAAAGTCATAATCCGTCCAGTCTGTAACATGCTCACTATCTGAATTGACACAAACCCATCCATCATCAATATCCTCGTGTTCGTGCCACTTACAATTTCCACAACAGCGTTCTCTATCCATTTTTAACCCTCACTTTCAGCCCACGCCTCCGCAATTCGGCGATCAATTCTTTATCCTTTGTTTCATCAATCGCAGCCCTGCGTTTCTTGTATTCCTCTGGTGCCCTGTTCTGGGCTTTCCTTGGGCAGCTATAGTCTTCCTGTGTCGGATCAAACATCATATTTGCGTGCTGCACAAGCTCCACATTATTCTGATCTGTAATCGCCCAGAACTGTTGGTTTGCTCTGTAATAAACCCTTCCTCTCATGAGATAGCCAGTCCACCAATGACGAAAATATTTGATGTCACCATTCTTTACCAACTTACCATCACGATCTTTTGTCTTTCCGGGATACCCTCCCCATCCGTAGCCCTCTCCTGGATCCGTTCCATCCAGTTTATGAATATCAAAATCCTTGTCCGGTAACATCCAGAAGTTACACGATAGGTCTATCACTATTTTTTCTTCCGCAGTCTTTCCAACCGGTTTCGTGATATCCTTAACCTCAACAAGAGATTTCAACGTTTCTACCACTATCCCCATGTACTTGGTATATTGAAGTCTGATAAGATAGGGCATCTTTTCCAGCTTGTCAAAATCGTATCTTCCGCCATTAGGATTCTCATGAACAGCATTCTGGAAGAACTCTATTTCAAAGCCGTTTGGATATTTTCTTGCCACAAATTCAAGATCCCTGCGGCGACCATACCAATGATCCTTTGCTATACTTTTATATCTCGCCCGTGTTTCCGGATCCTGTTCAACCGCAAACCCTTCTCTTTCGAGCGTGTGCAAAATCTTGTAAAAATAACTGTAATGCAAAAATTTCTTTCTCAACCATCCACGACTTGTGTCAGTGCCTCTGTCCGTGTTGTTGGTGTAGTTCATTCTTGTATCATATATTGCAAATGTATCCGAGGTCATTTGGTGCTCCTTTCCGGGCGGCGGAGCCTGCCGCCCTGCTTTATTTGTGATGTGATATATCCTCGACCAAAAGGAGTGCTCCCTATTCTCGTATGGCAACCGGTAATACCATTGCCTTAAAATCGCTGTCCTCTGCCTCGATGATCATAGGCATCTTTGCACTTTCCAAGTTCAATGCCACATTGTCACAGTCAAATGCTTTCAGCGTCTCAATTACAAGTCTTGCGTCAAATCCAATTGTAAGCTCCGACTGCATTTCCTCCTGCAGATTGACAGTTTCGTGATAATCTGTTGTCATATCCTTAATGGCGATATTCAACTCACTGCCTTTCATCGTGAACCTCGCCGGGCTCTTTTCCTCGGTACACATCTTTGCTCGTACCATTGCCTCCAGCAGCTCCGTCCTTGTTATGACCGTATGCACAGGCAAATCCTTAAACATACCGGCATACTTGAAATACTCTCCTTCCACAATCCGAGTATGTATCTCGTAATCATCGGTCACGAATGTGGCACCATTCTTGTTGTGTCGAATGGAAACCTCGCCGACAATCCCGATAGAAAGCAAGCGATCAACCGTCCCCTTTGGAATAAGCAACTCGAATTCTCCATCAAAATCCACCTTATCCCACGCCATCACATGCCCATCCAAACCGGCAAAATTCAGCACTCCGCCGGAAGCCTGCAAGCAAAGGGTACACATTGTTGAATTGTTACCATTCGCCGGAATAGCATAGGACACACGCCTCATTGATGTCAGAAGCGATTCTGCTTTGATTGCAAACTCTCCGCCTCCTGCACTCTCGGCATTCGGTAATGGGAATGAGGACGGATCCATTGTCTGATACTTATTCTTGATCTTGCTTGCCTTGATCGTGATATTGAATGTCTCTCCCTTATGCTCCGGTATGATTTCCACCTCTCCATCCGGAAGATTGTTGATAAGGTCAAAGGCTTTTGCCGGAATGATGAAAGGTTCTTCGTCTGTGCCCTCTACCTTCGCCTTAATCGCCAGTTCCATGTTGTTGGCGATTAAATACCCATCCGATACCAAAATGCCCTGTAAGACTGCCATAGGCGTCCTCTTCGGTACCACCTGCTTCAGCTTGTTGATCTTCTGCGCCAATTCGTTCTTCTCAATTCTCATTTCTCAATTCCACTCCTTCCAGAAATAGTATTGTGCAATTCCGATCAGGCACCTTGTACTGCTCCAGCTCCGCGCCGGCCATATACTTATGCCCGAACAGTTCTTTCATCTGCTTCCAAATATCCCAAGGCACTCGGTAGAAGCTCGTCAGTCCCAGGGATACAACCACATAACACTTTGCGCCCATAGCCTCGTATTTATCGAAGGTCTCCCACTGCGTTTCCGTTATGACACTCTGCTGGATCCTGTCTTTCTCCGTATGCTTCGCATCGAAGATAATGCAACTCCCGTCGCACAACGCTCCTTTGAAATCCGGCTGTGCCTGTTTCGTAAAGCAGGCGAGAAACCTTCCGAACCGGTCCGCTTTACCAAGCGGCTTCATAGGCTCCGGTGTCTTCTCGATAACCGCATATCCCTCACGCTGATAGAAGTCACACGCTGCGGAAATCCAGTTTTCAAAGGTCTCTCCCATTACTCTGCTTCTCGCCCCGGTCATTTGTCTTCGTGGATCAGCCATTGCAGACCTCCAATCTGCTTTCGAGCACTGTCCTTATATCCTCCAGCTTCGCCGGACCGATACCCTTAATACCGCCGATTTCATCCACGATGGACTTGACATCAATCTTCGGTGCCGGTGCTGCTCTCTGCTTTCCCTGATTGAAACCCTCGCTCCTTGCCTTTTCCACCCGATCCTCAACATAGTGGACAAGCTGCTCGTCAGTCATTTTTCGCATCTTGACGGCTTTCTCGTGGATCCTGTTCTCGTCCTCCGTCCGTCTGCAGCTTCTTTTCTTCGCCATATTCTCCATCCTTTCTTTCCTGCGCCTTTCTCGGTTTACATTCTGGAGGGCTTTTCCGGCTGTGCTATCGGTGTAGCCCTCTCCATTCACATAAAAGGGATTCCTACCCATCCACATTTTCCTCATTTGGCTCAAATGTAACGCTCACATCTGCCTCTTTTGCAAACTCGGCCAACGCCGGAATATCTATCCCTAATTCCTTGCAGAACTCCCGAAAACATTTCTTACACATGAAGCCGAACTGTTTTGGCTGTTCCCCCCTCTTTGATCTCGCCAAGAGCGTTACCATGTCACTTTTTTTCAGATAGGCTTTGCACTTGGCGCATTCAGCGTAAAGCTTATTCTGCATTTTCTTACTGACTGTCTTCCGCTGAAGCTCTTTAGGGAAGTCCCTGCGCATATTCTTCTCGCCTACAATCTGGAGAAGACTGTCCTTCATAAAGACCGGAATGCAATATGCCGTATCAGCGCTGACAACAATCTTTCGTATCCAGCCCATTTCCGGCACGACCTTATTCTTTCTGCGTCCGGTCTGTGCTCCTATGATGATCCAGTCCGTTTCAAGAATTGCCTCTTTCCAAATCTCTGCCTCTGCAATGTCCTCGAATATAGGCTCAATGCTGAAAAATGTGTGGTAACTGTCCGGCAAGTCCGCAAATACCCTTGTTGTCCTCTCCAATTGTGCAGCGTTTGTGACTGTTGCTCCGTACCAAAGGTTATCTGATTTAGGTAGCTTTCCAGCATCTTGCAGTTCCGAATATCTTTCCGGGTTCTTTGTGAGAAACATATAATTGTGCTGAGGACGTTCCTCGCACACATTGAGGATATCAAGTATCCATTGCTCCGGTACCCATGCCCCAAACACATCCGCCATTGCTCCGACAAAAATGTTGTTCCCCATTTTCAGCTTGTCGAGCGTATTCATCCGGTACCTGTGATATGTAGGCTCAAATCCGAAAGGATAAACCAGCGGATTCCCTGTTTCGTTCAGCATCGGCTTTTCCAAGTAGTAAAGAGGTGCCGATCCGTCGGCTGCATCTACCATCTGATAATCAGCCTTTGCCATTTTATTCAGCCTTACATCACCGGCAAACCTGGCAGTCATTGTTCTTGCGTAGCAGTAAGGGCATTCGTGCCGGCATCCGGTAATTGGATTCCATGTATGATCACACCATTCTATTTTTGACCGGTTCATAAGCATTTCACCTTTCCGCATAACCGAGCTGCCTTTCCTCCGTCCACTCGGTTCCGCTAAAATCAATCTTTTGTCCGCATCGGTCACAGTATCTTGGCTGATAATTCGGACCGGCGTTCAATGTATATCCACACCGAGGGCAATCATGACACTCATACTCCGTAACCACGAAACCATATTTCAAATACTGCCTCGTCCTCACAAGCGGTTTTCTTGCTATCCATTTAGGTATTAACATCATCTGACTCCTCCCAAAATTCCACGAAATATTGTGTCTGTCCTCTGCCCTCCGGACGCTCTTTTCCAATTCTGACGGAATATCCCGCTTTTGCGATCAGGCACACCAGCGTATTCCGATCCTCGTCATTCAGCTTAAAGAGCAGATTCTTTATCCTATGTCTCTCCTGCTTTTTATCATCCATTTTCATACCGCCTCCTTTTTCAATTCATAAGCCTTCATCTTTTCCGCAAAAATTGTTGTGAACGCTTTTACCTCCGGTGTCATATCTTTATTGTGCAATCCCCTGCACTGAACAATTTTGTGATCTTTCCATTCGAGCGTGTAATAGGGCTTTTCGGGGTTTTCAATTTGCCGAACAAAGAATATAGCCGTTTCCCCCTTCATTACCCTGTCAATATATGTTCCAACGCAGTGATGAAGCATTTCTCCCTCGGTCTTTAACTCGTTCACCTCATAAGGTAATCTGATAAACAGCCCTACCATTTGCATATTGAGAGGATTATCTTCGCTAACCTCTTTGCGGAGCTGCTTCAGAAGCCGGTTGAATTTCTTGATACCCTCCCGGTGTTGCTTGTCCTTAAACTTCTGATATGCTTTTGACATTTCATCATGCTTCGCCACAAAATCCCTCGGATAGATATTGAACTCATTCCGCATGTCGTATCCCATTTCAATAAGCCACCCGGCAAAATCAAAATAATCTCTATCGTGCTTAATATGCTGTTCGCTTATGTATTTCCGCAACTTATGAATAGATGTATACTCCATTGCATCAATGTATTTCTCATACATATCAGACCAGCCATCGTCATGGATATACCTAAGCTCTTCGAGATCACGCACCAAAAGCCTTTTTCCTGTCTGAGCTGCATATTTCAATATGCATACATCCTTTATCCGCGGATTATTGTGAGTTGCTTCCCTTAAAATCAAGAACTGCTCTCTGTTTATCCCAAGAGATTCAGCAATCGTCCTTCCGTTTGTAAGGCCTTTTCTCTGCACCTCGCTTTTATCAACAAACATCTCTTTCGCCATTGAATACCAGCCGAGCTTTAGCACCTGCTCAATAAACGGGTATTCGTGGTATAGATTAAAGAACTGATCTGCTATCCAGGGCGAGGTTCTCTCTATATTGGGGACAACTTTTTCAAGGAAGATATCAAAACAGCTGTATCTCATGCATGTGCCCGCCAATAAACTAAAATCTGTATTGTAGAGAACCGTTGAGGACGGCACTTGCAATTCTGACGGATTCCAGCACCAACCATGTCCCACCGGATCACGCCACCGATACACATAAGAATCGCTGTCTCTACCCATCTTGTAGTACCCCATTTCATAATCCTCAACACTTTTTGGTGTGTGGATGGTCCTGAACAATTCCCTGCTATGAAACTCTGGGTGACGAAAATCCTTTCTGAAATCCTTTGTGTGGCATATGTACCGAACGAGTACATTGCTACCACTGGTCTGAATTATCGTGCTCCAGTTTATTTCAAGGAGCTGCCCTCTCCCCATGCCTGCACTCTTTGCAGTAATCCATTTTCCGCAATGAGGGCACATAAAATCGTGATTGTGGTGCATCTTCTCTTTGTTGTTCCACACGGGAATTTTCTTGTGATAAACTCCATCCTTCCGTATTTCATACTCGTGTCCGCATCTTGTGCAATAAGCCCACTTCTCTTTCCGTGAATAGAAAATGTAATTATGTTCATCGAAAACCGTATGCTCCACAAAATTCTGATAATCATCCGGAAGTTCCGGAAACAAATCCATTCGTGCATCTATCTCGTCACAGACCTTCTGGTGCTTCGCAATGAGCTTCCTGTCTCTTATATCTGCCTGATACGCATAGATATAATCATCAAACTTGTATCCCGCATCACTTCGGTTGCTCTTGGTCTCCTTTCGCCATTTCAACATAAATCCCTTTATGATATCCTCGTCCTGGGGAGATGCGAGAACCCATTTTCCTTCCGTCCGATACCAATCGGTTATATAGTATCCAGCGATATGATCAAACGCTCCGGTTCTCCATTTCACTTTCTTATCCGAAAAATCCTGCGTAATGTAGTCCTCTTTCTGACAGAACAGCCTAAACCACAGTTCAACGCTCTTTTTCCCTTTTGGACGGAAGCAGTTAATAATCAGCGTTTCCTCTCCATTTATCTTCCGGCACTCTGCCTTGACAATTCCGCGCATATCCTTAACCATTGTCCGCAGTTTCTGGTATTCTTTCTTTGCTACCGGTTTCGGAACGGAGGCTAATGCCTTCTTTTTCATCTGCTCCGCCCCCTTACATACCCATCATCGAGAAGAGATCCATCTGTCCTTCCATCTCTTTCGGATTCTTTTTGGGCTTCGGTGGCTCTGCAGGCTTTTCTGCCTCCTTCGACTTATCCTTTTCAGCCACTTTCTTCTCTGCGGCTTTCTTCTCTTCCTCGGCCTTATCATCCTTGTGGTAGTAATCCTCCGCCCACTCATATACCACATCATCCCGAACTGCGGCGGTATTACCTTTTGCCTGCTTCCGAGCCTGACCGTAAATATATTCAAAGCATTTCTTCCAGGTCTTATGTTCCTGCATCACATCCTGTGCAAGCCCATTGTCTTCCTCACAACGCTTCAACAGGTAGTTAATGACCGGTTCAGCAAACTGCTTATTGTCCGCTTTCTTCTGTTCGTCCCGCAATTTCTCGCAGGCTTTCTCTTTCAAATCCTCTGCCGGTACATCATTCTGCACCGCTTCCGTCTTCTCTGCCGGAGCTTCTGTCGCTTCCTCCGGCGGATCCTGTTCCTTTTCTTCGACCGCCTCCGTCTGATCAGCGGCAACATCCGAGGATTCCTCGACAGTCTCTATCGCTTCTGCCTGTCTATCCACCATCTGCTCCAAAGACAAAACATTATCCTTGTTGAGTTCTGCCGTAATCTTCTGGCCTGCCTCAACATACTTTGAAGCATCCTCACACTCAGATTGCTCCGCAAAGCCCTCCTCGGCAGCTGCGACTTCGCTATTCTCCATAGCCTCAATCTCGTTCTGCTCTAATTTCTTTTCTTCCATGTTCGCTTTCCTCCTGTTCTTTAAAGTTGAAAAACATAAAATAGTGCTCTTTTTCCTCGTCATTTTTTGGAGTGGTTCCGATTCCACCGAATAAGTTCTGCATCAGTAAACCAGTTCTTCTTATTTCCCAAACCTGATGCATAAATAGGGGAGTTATCCAAAGCTCCTGTCCCTCTTTTTCCTCCGGGAACAGTACATGTCCTGTCTGCGGATTTGTAAGGCTGTTCCCTACCGTGATATATCCAGGGCATCCGAGTAATGAAATCTGGATATATGCCATCTTCGCCACCACAGGATCCACATCCTGACCTATGAACAATGCGCTGGTGTGATAATTTATCTTGCATTCCCGAAATGCTGTCGCAGCTGCTATCAACATTGCACCCGCTCCGACACAAGGATCGCAAATTGATAAGTAACCTTTTCTCTCAATCTCTGCTTGGCACCCGTCCCCGATCTGCATCTTCGCCATCATTTCGCATACATGATACGGGGTGAAAAACTGTCCGTGCCAATGGCTCCCGAGGTTAAGATTCATGTATAGCCTTCCGAGAAAGTCCTGATTCGGATTATCTTCTAGCGCCATCGTGATTATCCCAAACATCTGTGCTGGAATATCCACACCTCCGAGATCTTTGATAGCTCTTTCATACTGCTTTTCTCGCCTCTCAAAAGGCTCTTTCCTGCGGTCAATGGCATTGCATATACTGCAAGCCATCACCGTCATAAGATCCTCCCACACCTGCCATGCGCTCCGGGAATATGTCAGCTGGTCGAAAAGCTTCAGAAAGGCTTTCTCCCGCTCGTTGACGGTACCAACATGTTTTATCCTTGCCACACAGCCACCACCTCCTAACTCAGCCGGTAATTCAGCTCTTTGCCTTGCAGCTGGACTATGTTCCCCCTGCACATTTCTATGAGCCTACTCCCGATCGCCTCATCAAACACCAGAAGATCTTCCGGAGCTTTCTCGGTACTGATGATGATCGGCATATTGTTCATGTACCGATAATTGACAATCTCATACATGATGTTAATGTCCGTTTCAGTCAGCCTGCCCTTCAGCAGATCGTCTATGTATAGCACCCTCGATGATGTGTATAGATTGAGCTGCCTGTTGTAGCTTTCTTCATCGATGATGTTTTGCTTGATCTTCGTGACGGCGTTCCGGTATGCCATATATATGACCGCCACGCCCTTTTTCATCAGTTCGCCACATATCGCCGTACCAAGGTGCGTTTTTCCTGCCCCGACCTGTCCGCAGAACATTATGGAGTTATAGCGCTCATGCTCTGTCTGATCGAAATTCTTCACATACTGCATTGCTTTGTTCTTGGCGTTAGCCAGCTGCGGATTATTCCTGATTGTGAAATTGTCAAAGGTCTTTTTCTGAAACTCCGATGATATCCCGCTGCGTTCCATCATCTGTTTTGCCTGTCTTACTGCGTAGCATTCACACCGTGCCGCAACCTCGTAGCCTCTTTCATCAGTCTTGAAGATAAATCCCGTATCCTTGCACCTCGGGCACTCATACTGTTTCTCCGGAGGGGGATTGACTTGAGGATGCTCCCGCTTAATCCTCTCAACCATTGCTGCCAGCTCATCCATTCAGATCACCCCTGCTTTCGGTAGCAAGACGGTTAAAGACATCCTGGCTATATCCGCTCCCTGATTGCCTCTGCTGATTGGAGCCGTTGTCAGCCGGTCTTCTGTAACCTTTGTCCTGCTCTCTTGTGAGCCACGAATTGACAAACCTTGTTATTCCTCGCCTCGTTTTCCTCTTCTGGGGATTTGACAGGCACCAACTACGCATCACGTTGAACTGTTGCTTTACATCCACATTTGGGTAAAGTCTTACGTATTCTGCGAATAATGCTTCCGTTGGCTTCCATTCCGATCCGTCATTGAGGATAAGGGCTTCCACATCTGCCTCCGGTTCGGAGGTCTGCTTTCCAGAGCTCCGGGCAAGAGTATTTATACTCTTATCTTTATCTCTATTCTCTATACTCTTATCTCTAATCTCTGGTGGACGAATGTCGGACATTTGTCCGGACATTTGTCCGCTATCTGTCCCGACATTTGTCCCACTGTTATTCTCTAAAAGCCTTGATTTTTCGGCATTTATAGCACTTCGATATTTCCTTTTTCTGTCTCCTTCGCTAGAGCTCTGTCCGATAAAATTTTGAATGTCGAGCATATAAATCGCGCCATTATCCAAAATTTCAATGAATCCCATCTGCTCAAAAATCTTCATTGCTTTTTCAACCGTTCCGGTCTGATGATTAGTAATGGTCGCGATCATGTCCGGCGTATAGGGGATTATTCCCCTATACATCAGACGCCCTTCTTGTCGGAGGCTCTGCAGATATAGCTTCAAGAGTATGTCACTATACAGGTATCCATCCTTCATGGCCTGCAACAGCTTCATATCGTCGGATTCAAAGAACCCTTCTTTCAGCTTTAGGTAGTAATACTTCTTGTTGTCTGCCATCCGGTAAACCTCCTAATAAATTACTTTGCTGCCATGCTCCGTCTTGATTACATCAATGTTCTGCGGAAATCTTGCTTTCATGGTAGGATCGTGAGTGATCGCCATTATCTTTATGCCTGCGTACCGCCTCTGGATAGTCTCAAGGGCATCGCAGTAAGCCTGTATTCCGTCCGCATCAAGGAAAGGAGGCTCGTCTATGAAGAGCATTCCAAGCTGGATCCCCGCCGATGATGATTTGATCTCCGCAAGAGCAAGTATCACAGACAGGGAAGCCTTGACCTTTTCGCCTCCGGATTTCGACAGATACGGCAGTGCCGATTTTCCATACTCCTCGATAAAGATATCCAGTGTAACGACCTCCTTCTTGGAATTGCTTTTCAGCACCTTTTCCGTCTTGAAGTCTATTCCCATCTTTCCGCCGGTCATTTGTCCGAGGATGGTGTTGGCTGTCGCTGTCAGCTTCGGAACAATGGTCCTTATGATCTGATGGGGGATCCCGTCCTGACTGAAAGCAGCCTTTAAGGTGTCATAGTCTGCGGTTTCTTTCGCCGCATCCCTCTCTTTGCCCTGCAATACGGAGATTTCTTCCTTCAGCTTCCCGATCTGCTCCATCTTCTGTGTCAGAGCTCCGATGTTCATCTGGAGTACCTTTATCTCCCCGTCTATGGCTTCAAGCTGTGCATTCAGCCTGTTCACTTCTGCCTGCTTCTCTGCAAGGCCGGTTGTCTTCAACAGCTCCTTGGAAAGTTCCGCCTGCTTCTCCGCGAGCTCCTTTTCCTGTTCAGCAATCTGCAGATCCAGCTCTCCAAACCTCTGTGTGGCATTGGAAAGCCTTTCTCGGATAACCGGAAGCTGCTTCTCCTGCTCAACCCAAGGTACCAGTGTTTCCATTTCCCTTGTGACCTCTGCATTTTCATCAAAGGCGCTGCGGTACTGCTCCAACTCTGCCTTTGCCGTCTCTGCCTCTGTGGTGGCCTCTGTCAGCCTTTTTTCGATGTCCGATATATTTGACTGTGCATTCTCGATAGAGGCTTTAATCAAGGCAATTTCGCCGGCTTTCTTCTTGACCTGTTCAGCCTTGGCAACATAGGGAAGCAGCTCGGCACAATGTAATTCCGCCTTTGATTTCTTTTCCGGGTCGTATCCTATGGCATTACGCTCGGATATCGCCGTCTCAACCTCCGCTTTTTTCTCGGTCAGATCAGCTTCCAAAGCCGCCCTCTTCGCCTTGTACTCTTCCTCTTCCTTGCGGAGCTGCGTTTCAGAAGCCTTCGCTTTCTCCAAGAATTTGCACTTGGCTTTCCCGATATCGATACATCCGCAGTCGCTTGTCAAAAGTGCGATATCCTTACCCAAAAGGCTCTGTCTCGATGCGAACATATCAGTAAGGGAATCAATCGCTTTCTCGGTGCTTGCCTGTGCCGTCCTTGCTATCTGAACCTTCCGCTCCGCTTCCTGATACTTCAAAGCGGTAGCCTGCAGATCGTCCAAAACCTTCCTGCCAATCTGATATTCCTCTGCTTTCCGGAGGATTTCTTCATCTCCACTTGTGTCTTCATAGACAGCGAGCCTCGTCTGTTCCGTCTGCAGCTTCATCTTCGCCGTTGCCAATTCAGAACTTAAAGCTGATACCTGGCTGTTCGTCCTTGCCACATCAGCCTGCTTCGTCCCGAACAACGCCGTAGCCTCTATCAACTCCTTTTTCCTTGCTTCAAGCTCGCGGTACCTTCCAACCTTTTCCATGACCGTCTGCTCCGTATCGAGAACGGTTTTGCAGCTGTTTATAATCTCCGCCTGAGTGCCTCTATTCGTCTCTGTAGCAGCCTTTTTCATGGTCAACGATGAAATAACCTCCGACAGCTTATTGCACCGCTCCTGGGCTTCCTGCAAGGACAATAGCTCGACTTTCTTGCTGTCACGCTCCCTTGTTGTTTCCTTGGAACTGTCGGACTTGATTTTCAGCTCGGCTTTCTTCTGCTCGATCTCCGCTTCTGGATCCCCATGACTTTTTATGGTCGCATTGTGGATCTCTATCTCCTGCTTCAGCTCCCTCATTTTTGCCCCGAACTCTCTCGCCTTATCCCAAGCAATACGGTTCATTGCTTCATATACTCCAAGACCGAGAAGATTGCCGAGGATAACCATTCTGTCCTCTTTGGGTGCCTGTAAGAACAATCCGTACTGATCCTGCATGATCAAAGCGCAGCTCTTGAATGTGAGGCTGTCCATTCCAAGGATGTTGATGATCTCCGCCTGGGTGTCTTTGTACTTTTCCTTGGACCGGTCTCTCCAGTCGCCATCCACCAGCTCCGAAAGATTGAGCGTTCCTTTTCCCGACCTTGCCCTCGTCCTTGTAACCCGGAAGGTCTTCTCTCCGATACGGAATGTGAAGATGATTGCTCCCGAACGAGCCTTTTCATCATTCCTGATCCATCCCGTCAGTTCTCCCTCTCTCGGCTCTTCATAGAGGCAGTCAATAATGGCATCCATGAAGAGGCTGCTCTTTCCGGCTCCGTTCTGCCCGTTGATGGTGCAGAAGCTTATATTTTCAAAGCTGAACCGTTCTTCCTCATAATTGCGGTAGTTCTTAACCTCTATCTCCACCGGCTCAAAGGTTCCCGTTCCTGCCGCCATCGACATACTCGCCTCCGCCTGTGCGATAATCGGTCTTGCTTTCAGTATCAAGCCCTGGATCTGTTCATCCGGATACTGCTTGTCCGAAAGGTACTGCCGCAGGTTCTCTTCCGGATCCGTTGTGTCAGACAGATCATTTCGGTCGGCGGCTTCCTCCACTTTCTCCGGTAGGATACCCGCCACATAGAAAGCTCCGTCCTCATATAAAGCCTTTTCCACCAAAGCCGTATTAAGAGCCTTGCTGTTGTCATAGGAGCAGGTATAAAGGATCCTCACGATCTTGTCCTGCACGCCTCCGTTATATCTCCACCAATTCAGAGCCACCTCGTCCAGCTGTCCGAGATTGATAGCCGTAATGTCCGTATCTGTAAAGCGGAATGTAATAAACTGCCTGTACGGTGTCTGATGGAAGGTCCTGCTCCATCCATCCGCTGAATATTCATGGATCCAGAAGCCCCTTTCCTGACCTTCATCATTAAAGGTCATGGCGTTGATCGCTCCGCAGTAATAGCAGTTATCAAGGTTCGGGAGCTGTTGAGGCCTATGGATATGCCCCAGGGCAACGAGGTCAAAGCCTGCCGCAATTAGGCTTTCCGGTAACAGGATGGGCTCGAACTGTGTGAGCATCATCACCTGTCCGCTCTCCGTATTACATCCCGGTACCGTATAATGAGACATGAGGATACTTTTCTTTCCCGGCGTACACTGTGCTTTCAACCCAAGAACCGCATTCGCCAGCTCCTTTGTCAGCACCTCGTGTTCCTCTTCTTTTCCAAGCCCCGGAAACTTTGCTCTGAATGTTCCCCTGTCAAATCCCGGAAGCACCGCAATGTCGAATTCCTCCGTCTGGATTACCTGTGGGGTAATCACGATATCCACATTCGGCACCAGCTCAAAGTGTGCCTGAAGCTCGTCGAAAGCCTCCCCGCTGTCGTGGTTCGGAGTGCCGCGCATCACGATCACTTTCCCACAGCACTTCGACAATCCCATGATGATGTTACGGGCCTGCAACACTTCCTTGTGACTTCTGCCCTGCCAGATTTCCGCCCTGTCGAAGATATCCCCGGACACCAGAGCCAACTCCGGCTTCTCCGTTTCAGCGACACGCACCATTTCCTCAAGGCACCTCTGCGTGTCAAGAGATCGGAGGTTTACCCCGTCCTTTTCCGGTCCTTTGAAAGAACCGATGTGCCAGTCACCTGTATGTAAAATTTTCATTTCCCGTCCTCCTTCATCATCTTGAGGTATATGGCGCAGGGAATTCCGATTGGCCATAATACCGTTTCAACCAGCCCCTTATATCCGAATGCCTTTCTCCCGATAATCCCTATCAGCAGATAAAGCACAATCCCTACAATCGCTTTCATTTCTCCAACGCCTCCTTTGTCGCTTTCATAGCGAAGATCATGTTATTCAGCTGCAGCTCCAATGTCTTGAAGGTTTCCTCCTCTATTCCACAGAAATCAGTCCCATCTCCGCTCCATTCCTCTCCGACAAAGAGGATGTTCCCCATTATTGGATTGCTATGCTTGTCCGTCTCGTAGAGATAGCTGCCGATCAGGTTGGGAACCATCCCTTTTTTCAAGCGTCCCTCTTCATCTATCAGCATGCTCACACACTGCCCTGGTATCTTGGTCGGGCGGTTCTTCTGGTGGAGCTCCGTATAAAGCCGTCTTGGCATTACATGCTCATACAGTTCACATCCATTTCCTATCAATTCCCGAAGCACTTCATTCTGCTTTCTGTGATTACCGTCGGGAAAGTCGTGTATCGACATTTCCAGGTCGGTTGAAATCTTAATCAGCTTCATTTTCCAGCTCCTTTCTGGCACTTCATGCAAAGAGGTCTGCCGTACTTATTCAGTGAATACTCATATACCCTGTCATTGATGGGAGCTCCGCAGCTATCGCATTTCAAGCTCGGTTCCTCGTGATTCTCTGCAGGTGTGCTCTGCTGTGCCGGCTGTGACTGCACGGCTTCCTGATCGAACCCATCACCTTCTGCCTCTGCTTCCTGCGGCGGCATATCAACATCCACGGGAATGTCAGATGCGAATGCCGGATTGTCAACCTCTGCTTCCGGGTCGAAATCCTCCGAAAAAGCCTCGCTTGCAAATGTGGTTGAAATTGCCGGAGGCGTAGATGCCGTTCCAAACATATTTCCCATGGAGTTCATACCCTGTTGGAGCATCGCATTTCTGACTGTCGGATCTGTGAAATCCGGTGCAAATGTTACCGTCGGTACCACAAAAGGTTTTGACAGCTCTGCCTTGCTATATGTTCCCTTAATTCCGAGCAATGCCCTCACCACCCGGAGGATTGCTCCTGTCTGCGCTTTCTCGGATGCCGTCTTTCGCAGAAGCGTCATATTGACGAGCAACGACCTCTCGATGTACTTTTCCCTGTCGCTGTCAGCAATCACATAGTATTTTTCCGGCTTTCCCCACTGATTTGTCTTTTCGGGATCCTCTTTCCACTCCCCCTTAAACATTTCCGAAGCTGCCTTTGCCGACCTCCAATCATGAATTCCCATAATGGACTTATCCATGAACTCCAGGCGATACTTCGCCTCTTCATCATCAAGGCAGATCCGCTTTGTCTCGGCGTGTGTCTTATAGCTGCCATCCGGAAGCCTCAAGGCTCCGTATGCCCTTCCGACATAGGTGTTGGCGTTCTCTCTTGTGACAGTCGTGTACTCCGGATGAAACTGGATACCTGCCGCAGTCGCAAGCTTCATAAGAAGCGGCTTTGCCGGTGAAAAAACTTCCTCGTAGATTCCCTTGCCGTTCTGATCCTCGCCTGTCTTCACTTTTCCTACGGAGAAAATGTCTCCTGACCGCTCCGATGTGTCAGCGACCACTTCCATAACGGAGCACTTGTAAAAGGGATTGATCTGCACAGATGTAGCTGCTGGTACCAGCAGATTGCAGTTCTGATACTTGGCCTTTATTTCAGCCAGTGCGTTAGAATTGTTGTTTGCCATTGTAAATACCTCCATATCTTGTATTTTTTGCTTGATTTATAAAGCAGAAACTGATAAGATATGGTTATCCGAGGGAGCGCCGTGTTCTTTGAACTAGTGCTCTTTTTCCATATCCCGAAGAGTCCTGCATAAATCCATCGTGAATCGTGAGAAAGCGTTGCTCCTGACATATTCTTCTGTCAGCTTGACAAGGTACCAATGCTCCATGATCACCGGTCTTTTCTCCAAATTAAAGATGTAAAGCTGCTTTCTCTTTGCGCATCCAAGCGCATCAACGAAATCTTTGTCTGTAATTTCGCACCCAAGTATTTCTTCTACCTCTTCTTTTCTTACTTCCATCTCGTTCTGCCTCCAATGTGTTGATGAAAAACTCAAATACCTTGTACGCTACGAAGAAAACCATCGGTATCAATAGGTATTCGCCACCAAAAGCCTCATAACCTCGCTCATAATATGCGTAGTGGATAGCCCATCTGCCGATCATGTATGTCACGATTAGGGCGTATCCGGTGGCAAGCAGGTCGTTAATCAGTTTTCTTTGCATTTGCTCACTCCTTATTCGTGTAAAACATATGATCCTCGTGCTGGAACAGGAACTTCAGATGATTCCTATGCCATGTCGAAGCACTCTCGCTTTCAAAGTACAGAGCTCCCTGGCTCTTATCCCATCCCATTTCAACCATCCGCAGAGCTTCCCAACAATCCTGATTTGGTTCAACTCTGTCGAAGCGTCCATTTCCGACAGGACTGAATTGATTCTTCTGGTAGATCACTTCCCTTATGGTGTCCGGGAAGCCTCTGCTCCAAACCCTGTTGAGGACCACACATATTACAAGTGCTTTCCCCTCTGTGCCCTGGTTCTCTGCCTCGGCCATAGCGATTTTCGCAAGCAGGTATGCATCATCCGCATCCCAATCCCTGCTATACACCAAGCTCTCTGTCGGTTCCTCGGTTGGTTCCGGCTCCGGTGTCGGCGTGGCTTCGGGCGGTTCTTCTGTCGGTGTGGCTGTCGGTTGCTCCGTTGGAGCTTCCGTTACCTCCGCTCCCGCCTTGATCACGAGCTCCTCCGGAACCTTTTGAAGTTCATCCGCAAAGCTGCCTGCGAAAGCCGTTATTGAAATTACCAACAGTCCTATGACCATTCCCGTGCTTATTAGTAGTTTCAGCTTCATTTTTTGAATCCTTTCCATCCCAGTCAAAAGACATCTGTCCGGTAATGGGATTTATTCTTGTATTCTCCATAAATAATTGCTCCCTTTCGGCGGCTTCGCTTTCGCAATCACATCTCTCGCCCGGATCCAGGTTGCAACCGCAGTTCGGACAAGTGTAAAAATATGCCATCCGCCTCGCACCTCCTCTCTATTTGTCAATCATGCAGCGTTCCATAAAATACTTCTTGGGAACCTTGCCGTTCGGGTATGCCGGAGTAAGCTTTCCTGCCTCCACCAGCTCCTTTTTCAAAGAGCGTATGATGGAATAGGCTTTGTTCTGCCTGCATCCGAGATACATCATCACATCCTCTACGCCGAGATAATAGCTGTTCGCTTCTGAAACCACTCCCGGCGCTGTGGTCAAACTGCTCATGTTCTACACCTCCGTTTCTGATAAGTCCTGCTTCACGAATTGGTCGAGTGTTACTCCGAAGAAATCAGCGAGTTTCATTATCTTTACCAACGGAATCTCAACAGCTCCGCTTTCATACTTGCTAACAACGGAATACTTCGTTTTTATTAAATCCCCGACTTCTTTCTGTTTGAATCCATTTTTCTCCCTGAGATACTTCAAATTCGTAGCGCACATCGGCTTAGGAGGGCGGAGATCTTTCCTGATCAAATCGTCTATTGATACCTCAAAATGGTCAGCAATGACTATCAGCTTTGAGATATCTGGCTCAATCTCTCCCTTTTCGTAGACGCTCGCTGTCTGCTTAGATACTGACAGCAACTCGGCTATATCCTTCTGCATCTCGCCTTTTGCTTCTCTTAAATACTTAATGTTCGTTGCCAAGAACATTCACTTCACCTCCGGAAGATTTCTCTTAACCCAGTTTTTCAAGCTCTGTGCTATGCTTTCCAATTCTCCCAGGTTCTTCACTACGGCAAGCATCTCACTTTTCTCGTCCTCCGACACAACGCCATCTGCTACAATCTTGAGAAGCCTCTGCTTCGTTTCATCCGTCTTTTCAAATGAAGACATGGCCATGATTGTTATCCGGTCAAGGCTTGTCACATCTGCCTTTTCGTAGCATTCTCCAATCGGACACATTTCAGTGCAGTAGTAATTTCGAAGCTCCGGAGCGTTATAAAGGTCTGCCATCAGATGAACCTCTTCTGGGTACGGATCGGCGACACCACTCTCTATCCTGTAAAGTCTTCCCCTGTCTATTGACATAAGGTCTGCGGCACCTTCGCGGCTGCTCAACTGCTCATTGTGTGCTGACGCCTTGCATCGTGCTTGATAGAAGATGTTGGATGCCGTCTTTGCAGCAACATTTGACATTTCTCAATCACCTCTTTCATGTTATTATTTTCTAAATACTACTATTTGGCGACTTTTCGGGTAAAAAAATATCCGGGAATAGCATCTCCACACTGCTTTTGTAGTAAGAGGCAATCTTAATAGCGATTTTAAGACTGGGTGTCCTCTGTCCTAATTCAAGCTTCGACAGGTACTTCTGGGAGATTCCCATTGCATTCGCCACATCCGTCTGCGTCCGTTCCCCTCTTGCTTCAATAAGTGTATTCCTCACGGTGAAACCTCCTTTCTATTCGCCTGATAGTAATAATAATATACTACTCATAGGCGATTGTCAAGAACTTTTTACTCCTATTTGTCGGTTTTCTTTTACTCCTATTTGTAGTAAACTTTTTTAGAGAGGTGATGAAATGGATGGTTCCAAAATAACAGCAGAAAGAGAGCGCCTTGGATTAACACAAGCTGAACTCGCAAGTAAGGTAAATGTTTCCCAGAAAAGCATCAGCAAGTATGAGCGTAGCGAACGACGCCCTACTTATGAAACCTTAATGAAAATGGCAGACCTTTTTGGAGTAAGCGTAGATTACCTTTTGGGTAAGTCAAATGATAAGTTTTCCAATAAGGACGAGGATCCTGCCAACATTTCCTCTGCTGAAGCTCTCAAAAAATGCGTTCAGCGAACAGGCTTTTCTTATCCAGAGATTGCAAGAAAGCTCGGAATATCACAAGACCTGTTGGAAGACTACCTTTCCGGCTCCATTGCTCCACCATATAACATCCTGATTTCCTTATCAGATATATGCGAGGTGTCAACGGACTGCCTGCTCGGACTACGGGATGGAAGCAGAGCTGCCGATCTGGATAATGTTCTCCCGTTCCGGTACAACTATCGAATTGCGGAGCGGATAAGGTCGTTGTGTGAAAAGGAGGGAATCACTCAGGAATACTTGCAGGCTCTTCTCTCTCTTTCAGAAAACGAAGTTTACTATTTAATAGAATACGGTTTTGTTCCCCACATAAGCACAGTGACGAAGCTAGCCGACTTCTTTGGTGTATCCTGTGACTATCTGCTCTGTCAGATTGGCGATCAGGACGAAAAGGCAGCAATGGCTTTCCGTATGCTCAATGAGGACAACAAAGACATTATTGTCGGCGAAATCAAGAAAGCTCTTCTCGATCAGAGGCGCGAGGGTGCCGTTGCAGCGGAAATGCCCTTAAAAGAAGCAAAATAATACCCTTCGAGTGGTACCGAAGGTATGCCCAACTCTTTGGAAAAAAGAGAAAAAAACAGAAGCGCAGACCGCCTGTGAACGGATTGGCACAGATAATCCCGTTCCCAACGGAGCGGATCAGCGATACACCAAACGAATAAAACCAGAGGTGGTATTTAATGGGATTATTTGAGAACCTATTCAAAACGCCAAAAATAGCATTAAATATAGACAAGCGTATCAAGTTGGGACCCGGGGAATCCTTGGAAAGAACTCCATCCGACCATAAGGGACCTAAACTTACGCTTGATGAACAATGGCAGAACTTAACAAAGCAATCTCAGGAACACATGAAAGATGGGAAAATCGGTCAATATGCATGCGATCTTTACTCTTTTTCTGAAATTGACAGAAAGGAAAAGCGATATAACGATCAAATGAAGATGCTGATGATATCTGCCTATAGCCATCTTTCGGCGGCTGAATCAATCATAGCATTTCGTCAATATGGAAAAGTTATAGGAATAACAGAACCTATACTTCCTCCAGCAGTAGTAAAAGCTACAAATACCGCAATCAAAAGGCTTAATTGGAGTATACAGGATTATAGGGACGCTTTTATGGATATCATCGAGACCACTATGGTACCTGTACATCTTTTTAGCGTAAAAGACTGTCTTGATATAATCTGCCTTTATTTGGAGGGAAACAGCGATAAAGCGGAAATGAAGATACGGAGCGGAGTGAAAAAATATATCTCCTCTCATTCGTAAGCAGGGAGGTGATTATCATTCCTGCCTACAAGTACACCTTGAAGGATGGCAAGACCATGTGGTATGCCAACTTCTATTATACGGACTGGACCGGTAAAAAGAAGCATGTGTGCAAGAGGGGGTTCAAGACGCAGCGCGAAGCGAAGGAATATGAGCGTGCGTTCCTGGATCAGCAGCACACGAGCAGCGACATTCTCTTTTCGAGCCTTGTAGAAAATTACATGGAGGATATGAAGCACAGGCTGAAGCCTACCACGATTGCCAATAAGGAGCATTTAATAAGAACGAAACTGCTCCCTTACTTTGGTGATATCAAAATATGCGATATCGATACGATCAAGGTGCGCAAATGGCAGAATGAATTGCTCGGATACAGGGACGAAAAGGGAAAGCCCTATGCACAGACCTATCTCAAGTCCGTCCATAACCAGCTTTCCGCCATTCTGAATTATGCCGTTTCCCATTACGGATTGCGCACAAATCCCTGCCATGCTTCCGGCAGTATCGGAAAAGGGAAGGCTTCGGAGATGAAGTTCTGGACCAAGGAGCAGTTTGACAGGTTCATTAAGACCATAAAAAAATCTGCCTTCCGGCTCGGCTTCGATATCCTGTTCTTTTCCGGTATTCGTGAAGGGGAGCTCCTGGCTCTCACTCCCGCCGACATTCTTCCGGACAAGAAGCTCGACATCAACAAGACCTATGTAAAACTGAAGGGCGAGGAGCTGTTCCTGATTCCGAAGACAGAGAAGAGCAACCGGAGAATATCGATACCGGAATTTCTCTACAAAGATATCAAGGACTATATCTCCAAGCTGTACGGTATCGGGGATAATGAGCGTATCTTCTATTTTACAAAGTCTGCCCTCGACAAAGAGATTAAGCGAGGGGCGGAACTGGCAGGCTTGGAACAGATCAGGGTTCACGACCTCCGGCACAGCCACGCAAGTATGCTGATCAATATGGGGGTTGATATAAAAGAAATTTCAGAAAGGCTTGGGCATGAATCGGTAAAGACCACCTGGGATACCTACGCTCACCTTTATCCAGATAAGGACACAGAGCTTGCCAATCGTCTGAATGAGCTCCGCCGTTCCGAGGATCCAGACGAGCCGGAAGATCAGACTTGAAATCACTAACGGTTTGTGTTATATTGGTGGTAGATAAAAGGGTGCCACCGGAAGACGGCTGGCCCGGATTATATTAAGCTATTGAAATAGCCGCCTAGTTTTCCAGACCGGGGCGGCTATTTCTGTGTCTTGTGATTATCGTTACGCCCGATGGCGTATCCGATACTAAAGCAGGTCAGTCCGAAACTGAGCACTGCGAGCAGTCCTTCAATCGTCAACATGAGCGTCGCCCTCCCTTCCACTGGATTCCCTTTCGGGTTTCTATGTAAACGGAGGGTCACAGTCCCTCCGGAGAGGGCCAGCCGTCCACCATCTTGGTGACACCCGAATAGGATTATAGCACGATGATAGGGAGTATTCAACACATTTCGACAGAGCGCAAAATGAGGGTAGGAAAAGTACGGACTTCAATTCTTAACATCATATTAACATCACGGAGCAAAAAATAAGCCCGAGAAACCTTGATTTTATAGGCTTCTCGGGCATTTTGGCGATTATTCCATCTCAATATCTCCTCGGTGGTTTTCTGTACTTTCGTTCACGAAAAATATTGATTTTTCCCATTATTTTTTATTTCCTACTCTCATTACTTTTATTTTGTTCAGTTCTTAACATCACGATAACATCACGGATGGATTTCTACCACATCTTCAATGCCACAATCCAACTCCTTGCAGATGTTCTCGATAATCTTCAGATTTACCGGCTCATTCTTTCCGAGCTTGGCAAGGGTGGCGTTGCTAATGCCGATCCTATCCCGGAGCTCCGTCTTGTTCATGTGCTTGTCTATCAGTGTTTTCCACAGTCTATCATAACAGATCATCGGCGTTGCCTCCTTTGCTTTTTTCCTATTATAAGCCCTCGGTTCTCTTTTGTCAACTTTATTTCTACTTTTTCAGAATATTTTTCCGCTTTTTTGAATAAAACCTATTGACATGCAGTGTGCATATGGTAATATATTCATAGAAACAGAACAAAACTTCATAAAAACGGAAATATAATGCAGGAGGACAAGAATATGTTGAAAAATCAGAAATTCGGAGTTGAAATCGAAATGACAGGTATCACAAGAGAAAAGGCAGCCAGCCTGGTTGCAGAAATCCTTGGAAGCAGACCGACAGGTCCATCAAACGGATGCTACGATACAAGAGAGGTTAAGGACGAAGCTGCAAGAGTTTGGAAAGTAATGCGGGATTCCTCAATCAATCCGGTTCGTAACGACGGAACAAACGAGTACATCGATAATTACAGGGTCGAGTTCGTCACACCGCCTTTGAATTACGGAGACATCGATTTGCTTCAAAAGATTGTCCGGAAGCTTCGTGAGAACGGTGCCAAGGCTAACAGCTCCTGCGGAATACATATCCATGTTGACGGAGCAAACCATACACCCGATTCTCTGAAAAGGCTCATTAACTTCATGGTAGCCCGTCAGGATCTTATCTATGACGCTTTGGAAATCGGAAGCCGTGGTGACCGCTGGTGTAAGAAACTGAGTGGAAACCTCTTGAAAGATATGAAATCTTGCAAGCAGCTTTCCAAGAATGACGCAGAGCGCATCTGGTACAGCCCGGCCAACGATGGATACATGAGCGGTATCGACCATCAGCACTACAACCCGACACGCTATCACGGTGTCAACCTCCACTCCTATTTCTCAAAAGGAACAGTCGAATTCAGACTTTTCAACTCTACCCTCCACGCAGGAAAAATCAAAGCATACATCCAGTTCTGCCTCGCAGTTTCGGCATGGGCGATCACAGATACCGGAAAGGTGGTGTTCAGAAGCATGGCTGATTACACACCGGAGCAGAAAGTGACGATCATGCGGAACATCCTCACACAGCGCCTCGGTCTTTTCGGGGACGAGTTCAAGACCTGCAGGCTCCACCTTATGACACCGCTGAAAAAGGCGGCAGGGATGCCTTGCAGAAACGCAGCGTAATGTTTTATCGGCTGACCTACCGGCATGACGGGGAGAAAGGAATTTCGATGAAAACACGATTGAAGCTGACAGACAAGCAGTTTGACGCACTTGATCCGGACACCCGCAGAGCCATGATATATCAGCTGATGTTCATAGATACACCCAAATATCAATATTGCATCGGAGCCTGCGGACAGTGGTGGACAATGGTCCGGTATGAATGGTTGCACGCCGGCGAGGTAGATAGGGAAACCTCAACGGTTGTTGATAAATGGCTATAAGGAGGAAATGGTTATGAGCAGATTATATGTAGCATACGGAAGCAACTTACACTTGGCGCAGATGGCCGCTAGATGTCCCTCTGCGACGATTTTCAGCACTGGACGATTAAATAACTGGGAGCTGCTTTACAGAGGCAGAGAGGGCAACGCACACGCCACAATCGCAAGAAAGAAAGGCTCGTCCGTACCTGTTCTGGTATGGAATATCGAGCCGGCAGACGAGAAGCGTCTTGATATGTACGAGGGATACCCCCGGTATTACTTCAAACAGGATGTGATGGTTGATATCGGCGGACAAAAGAAAAAGGCAATGGTCTATATAATGGATCTCCAGCAGAGAGCAGCGAGACCGTCCCGCAGATATGTTGAAACCATTCGGCAGGGATATCGTGATAATGATTTGGATATGGAATACTTTGAAGAATCTCTCGAAAAGAATTACATCGAATGTATCAGAAGATTTGGGTAGAAAAAAGACGTTCCTTGCGAACGTCTTTTCTTTTGATGCCAGCGTTGCAGCGCTATGTAGCATCGGGCTCTCGGAAATCGTTCGCTTACTTCGCCTTAGAGCTACCATCCGGCACCCTCACGATCAGTTCATCGAGTTCGCAGTTCAGAGCTTCACAGATAATATCCAGATGTTCCAGATTTACCCTGTCTACTAACTCGTGGTACAATTCGCTGATCGTATTGGGTCGGATGCCCGTAGCTCTGGCGAGGTCGGCTTGCGTCATTTTCCGTTCGCCGAGCCTGGTTGATAGTAAAATTCTAATCATCCGCCATTGCTCCTTCCGTTATAAAATAACACCAATTGGACTATCCGTGGGTGTTTTGTTATTTTATAACGCCTTCTGATATATCCTATCGGTTGGCGATATTGAGCAATGGCGGTCTCTGATATTTACTTTTTAAGGTACCCGCTGTGGCTATAACCGGTATAAAGAACACCGTCGATTGCCACCTGGATATAAAGCCACTTTGCACCATTGGCAGAGTTGTAATATCCGTAGCAGTTTACAGTTGTTCCCTTCGGGATCAGCACCAGAGCTTTTTTGTTCGTGCCGGCGCCATTCCGAAGATACAGATTCGCCGTTGCCTTGTATGCTCCGGAAAGCTTCTTGTCGAAACCTTTTGCCACCTCAGTCGCAGTAACCTTTTTCTCGGTAGGCTGGTTCTGATCCTGATCCGCAGATTTCGCTTTCGCAGCGGAACCATTCAAAATCTCATTGACCTTCGCCTGCACCTTGGCATAGTCATATCCTGCCGCAGCGAGCTTTGTCTTTCTCGCCTCTCCGGATCCCCATGTTCCTGCGATAACCTCCCTGGAAATCGTGGTAATATCTTTATTTCCAACTGTCGCTACCGGAGCAACCGTATCATCTGTGTATTTCGGAGTGATATATCCCCGAATGTACCGTCCGTTGATGGAAATGGTGCGTTTCTTCACAGAATCGCTATAATTGCCCTCGACAACCACGATATAGCCTGCAGATGCGTTCACCTCAACGACAGTTCCCACATGATCCGGCGAGCCGGTATTGTCTCCGGCACCGCTGTCCTGCCAATCATAAAGGATTGCGTCTCCGGGCTTCGGCACATAACTGTCCCTCTCCTGCCAAATTCCCATCTTCTTTGCTGCCTCGACCAGATAATAGCAGCTGATCTCAATAGGCATAATAGCAGTATATCCGAGCTTGATAGCAAGGGCGGACCATGTGCAAGCACACCACGCCCAACCATACTGCATCCGAACTTTTCTCGGAAGTTGTGCAGCCGGCAGGGTGTTGTAAATATCGATAATGGATTTATAGCTTCCATCCGATTCTTTCTTTCCGAGCCAGCTGTTGATAAGGTCAACTACCTTTTGTCTTGAATATCCCATAGTGATCCTCCTTACTTATTCTTTGATATTTTCATTGCATAAACGGCAGATTCAATCAGCGTATTCAGCTGTTCATCCGAAATGGATATGTTTTTGGCAAGAAGCTGTCCTTTTAAGAACTCCGTTACAATGGCTTTCTTCTGTGCCCCTGCTCCTGCATCCGTGATTGTCTGCTCTGCGTACTGAACGGCCGCAGTCACAATCTCCATGAGAATCTGATTCTTTGCGAGATCTGTATTCTCCTTAATCCAAGGGATGATATACTTCATCCCAACGATAATCGAGACAATGATTACCGCCTTCAGCACCTCAAACAAAATCTCATTCATTTTCCGTGCCCTCGCTTTCTTCCTTTTTTCTGTCCTCCAGCTCCCATTTCCGCTCCTTGTTGCGGTCCTTGGTTGTCCGAATCCATCCGCATATTCCACACTCTCCGATTGTCGCAGCGACAACAGCGCAGGCGTATGTTTCCGGAATAGATCCCTGCATCTGGAAAATCAAAATCATCTGCCAGTTAAACCACACAAAAAAAGCACCCACAATTATCAGGACGATATTGAGAGTGCCTATCCTGCCGATCCACGCTTTAATGCGTTTCAGCAACCCTATTCTGTTTTTCTTTCTTTCCATCGCTACATCACATCCCTATCTGTGTAAATAAGTAGCCGAGAACAATGCCGACAACAGCCGTTACAATATATGCCACGACCTTTCTCCACATTTCGCCATCCCTGCTCTCAAGAGCTTCAAGGCGTGTTCCCTGCTTCTCCTGCTCCTTTACCATACTTTCCATGTTGGAAGCCAGCTTTTCCACCGATGTTGTTAATGAGCCTATCTGCCGGACATTTCCTTCCAACAATTTGATCCGCTCATTCTGTCGGCGGTTTTCCTCCTCCATTCGCTTGGCAAATTCCTCGTGTACTTCTTTTGTTACATAGTCGTTCTCCAATCTTCGCTACCTCCTTTCCATTGGAAATTAAAAAAGAGCCATTCGGCTCTATTTTTACGGTTTCAAGTAACCCTCGTAATCGTGCTTGACCTCTTCCATGATTGCTATGTCCTGTTCAAGCTTCGGATCGGAGAATTCCCTGTCATTTTTGATAAGTTGTAAATCCTGTGCCTGTCGGGTAATTATCTTCCCCATTCGGAAAATGATTTCATCCTGCTTCTCCACCATTTCCGTGTACAGGTCCAGGAGCTCTAACCAGCTTTCTTCATCCATTTTCGTCTATCGCCTCCTTGGGGTTATGTGTCAACACAAAATCGTCAAAAATCTTTTTATCAAGAGCTTTGCAGTCACAATGTTTCATTAAAGCCTTATAGCTCATAACGGTATCGTGAACCTTTTCAAAGGTAATCTCATAGTTTCTGTATAGCTCCTGCTTTTTCTTTAAGTTGCGTTTCATCCGCAGACTTGTACTTTTTCTCAAAGTCACCTTGTGTGGCCATACTCTATATCCAACAAACTCCATTCCCTGCGATATCGGTCTGATTGCAGTTTTATTATTCAGCCGGAGCTTCAATTCGTCTCCAAGAAAATCCACTATCTCCCGTTTATACCGGTGGAGCTTATCCTTGTCCTCTGATAGAATGATCATATCGTCCGCATACCGATTGAAGATTTTCACTCCGAGCGAACGCTTTACCATCTGGTCCAGAGGATCCAGGTACATGTTGGAATACAAGTGTGATAATCCTCCGCCGATGGTAATACCCACATCCCACAGCATATCTTTTTCGTCAATATCCATCGGATTCGTTACCCCCAAAGGCAGCCCAAACGGCATAGACGCTTCACAGATATAATGCTCCATCAGCCGGACAGCTTTCCTGTCCCCGATTTTCTTTCGGATTATCCTCATGAGAATTTCGTGGTCTATCCTATAAAAGAACTTTTCCACATCCATTTTCAAATAGTACCATTCTTTTCCACTACTGTATGCATAATTCACTTCCTCAGCCAGCCTTTGCATTGCTTTCAGCTGCCCTCTTTCCTCGATGCAGGAATATGTATCGGAAATGAAGCCTTTGCACACCACAGGTTTCAAGGCATTGTATGCCGCTCTCTGAATAACCTTTGTCACATAATCGGAGCAGATAATCTTCCGGAGTTTTGGTTCATACACATAAAAAGAGCGGTACCTATCTGGCGGAAAATCAAGGTTTTGTACTCGTTCGGATATTTCGTGCAGGTTTCCCTCGTAGTCTCCCCAGAAGAGCAATTCTTCTTTCCCTTCACGGCTTCCCGCTCTGGTATCCTTATCAGCTTGAAGTATATACTCAAATTGAGACATTTGCGGAAAAATATTTTTTATAGACACATTATCCCCTCCATATTTTATTATTTTGGGGCATTGCGGATTTCGACTTTTAACTACTCTCGGCATTCTGTGCCCAAAGGAATCCGGTTTCCCGGAACCCTTGTTTTTCGCCCGAAGGCGCGGAAATAGGATCCTTTACACCTCGGTACTGACCGGAAACCCCGTAGGTTTCCGGCATCTGACTTTGAAGGTAGAGCGGAGCGGAAGCCGATGTTGCCGTTGGCGTTCGAGCGGGGATTGTTCAGATTGACGTTGAAGACGCCGGCGTTAGCCCCATTGTTCCAGTTGCCACCGCAGATCGGCAGACGCAGTATCCTACTCCCTATTTTGCCTGACTTTTAATCCATCCTCCTACCATTTTCCCAATTTCCACTACCAGACCGGACCATATTTCGTACTTCTTGGTCGGCAGAAACCCCAAATTGTGAGACAGCCGGACATATGCTTTCAGCTTCTCGACCTCTACATCTAATTCCTGCAGAGTGGTCTTTTTGTAATACTTTTTATTGGCTTCGATGATCCTCTCCATGATCGTATCCATGCACCGCTTGATATCAACGCACAGCGCAAACTTCTCACTTTTCGGGAATTGAGCCAATGCCTTATATGCATAATCCATCATGTCGAAGGTCTTCTGCAAAATCTTCAGTTCTTCCATAAGATCCCTCGGTATCGCTTTTTCATTCATATTAACACTTTCCGTTACCTCGCTGTTGAATTTGTTATAAAATATCGTATTCCGATATAGTGTGCCTAAAAATTATAGAGCCCGCTATCGCGGGCTCTTTCAGAACACAGTACATCAGATTACAGATCAACAAAAGCGGAGCGGAAGCCGATGAGGCCGCTGGCGTGCGAGCGGGGATTGCCCAGATCGACGCGGAAGACGCCGGCGTTAGCCCCATCGTCCCAGTCGCCACCGCAGAGCGGCAGACGCTCTCCGGAGTTATTCATCCAGTGATAATCTCCACCATAGTCGCCTGCCGGAGTATCCGGATAAATCAGCAAAATCTTCGCCAACTCTGGAGCCGTCAAGCCGCTTGCAAGCGTCATATCCTTGTACTCACAACCGCGTCCTGCATCAGCCTGTGTCGTGATGGATGTTGTAAGCTGAATCTTGCTTGAAACAAAATCATATTTCAGCGTTCCGGAAGTGCCCGGCTCAACGAGAGTTCCATCAGACTTAATTGCTTTCCACAGAGTAGATGTTGCACTCTGATCACAGTCTGCACCGAGGGCGGCATTGTTGTAAGGGATAATCTGAATCTCTCCATCAACAAGACGCATACCGCCATTCCATTCCCATACATTTCCGTTCATATCCTGGATGCCGTGCTTCGTCCAATCATGTCCCCATGTTGCAGGACCAGAGCCCGTGAATGTTCTTCCGGTGTTTGCACCGTCCTTGGCAGCCTCCTCGCCACGTTCATGCGTATAGGTCACATCCCTACCATAATTGTTGTTGCCGTGGGGCATTGTACTGTTCTTTCTGCACCAAAGAGCGATATACGCCCACTCTGCCATCGTAGCAAGATGGAAACCGGTTCCTTTTGCATCACAGGCCGCTTTCGCCGCATCAAAATTGATTGAAACTCTCGGGTCTCTGTGTGCGAGGGAGTATGCCCTGCCCTGCTCCACGATGTTCTGATACTTCGAGTAGTAAAAAGCGGACTTCTCCACGCTATCCACCGAAAAAGCGGGGTGGATATTCTCACTCAGTCCGGTAACAAGCTCCGAATTTTTCCCTTTCGGGATTCTCACATAGATAGAGGGCAATCCGATATCGTCAAGCAGAACAACATTCTTACCCCCGGACAACTCGCTTACCGCAGCTGCCATCTGATCATAATTTCCCATGATTCTTGTACCTCCTTATTCGATTGCGTATAATTTCAGCGTCACATTATCCATAGAGAACGGAACCGGCTCCCTCGTGGTAATGTATTCCTGACTTGTTTCATCCTCCGGATCATAATCCGGGTTTGGGATCTGCTCCTCGGTGTACTGCCTTGCCGAAATCTCAATCTGTGCAGCGTACTTGTCGCCGAGCACCCCGGCTGTCAGCATCCCGTACTTATCAATGCAAATATCAATCACCACATCGAAGTCCTGCTCACGCTTCTCACAGTTAAGCGTCAGTTCATCATCGAATGTGATTTTGTTCTTTGTTACCTTGTAGGGAATCTTTGTTCCTACATTTACTTCAATAACATTCATACAGCTTTTACCTCCTTCTCATTTCAGCGTATGCTTCATCAGTCTTGCAGGATATGCAGTCTGCCATATCCCTCTGCTCCTTGGTTGCTCTATCGGGATCAACACCATAATCTCGTAAGGTCTGGCGCTCTTTCTCCCGCCTTTCATCGGAATGGATAATCACATTTGCCATCATGCAGCACCTCCCGATACATAGCATCTGACGGTCACGCTGCTTGCGCTGCCGGTATAGGCAATCTTGAAACCATTCATCTGCTTGTCAAAGACAACAATATCTCCGACATTGATCGTGTTTCCCTGGATTTCAGTCTCAACACGATAATCTGTGGTGCTCCGCATCGTAGACAGAGCCACCGTCTTCACGGAATTGTTGAAATAGAAGTCCTTCGAGTTTGTCAAATTGACCTCGATTTCCTCTCCGCTGGTGGAAGCCACCTGTCTTGCGTTCTCATGTACACTCTCCAGCAACACGGCCAGCATAAGGGAATTGTTGTGGATTCCCTGCTCCATGTGATTGAAATGCTCCGCATCAAGCGGTGTGCCCTCCTGGATCACTTCTTTGGTAATGGAATCAACTACCTCGTCAAGCCATGTTTCCGGGGTGTACTGACCTGTGCCATTGCCGTTGTAATACTCCGGTAATACCATTGTTACTCATCTCCTTTCTCGTAGATTGGGAACTCGAATTTTGCCAACACGCCCTGCGAAGCGGTGCGCTTTACTGTTACCGCCTGTTCGGCACAAACAACGCCGGTAACATCCCATAACCGCACACCGGTAATCGTATGTGCCGTATGGGGAACGGTTGGCAGGCTGACAATGAATGTGACGGTGTTCCCGCTGATCGTCTTACTGTTGACGTGTGCATCATACCAAGATCCATTAACCTGATACTGGAACTTGTAGATTGCGTCCATCCACTGTTTCCTGCGCTTTGCAAGAAAATCAGTTTTCCAAAATGACATGCGCCTATACCTCCTTTATTTTTTATTTCCACAAGAGACTGTTCCGCACCTTCGCACCCTCGCAGTCGCAATGTAGACAGTAACATTGGTCTCCGATTCATCAGATACGGAAACCGTCTTGTTGTCACCGCCGCTCTTCCTGGTCGGTGACGCAGAGATCTGTGTGGCAGCTCCGATTGAAATATCACCCGAAATCTCAACATCATCCTGCGATTGCATCAGGACACCATCTTCCATATCTCCGCCGCCAGCTGTTTTCTTTCCGGACAGGTCTGTCCGATACTTATTAGTGTAGAAGCTTCCATCCACAAGAACATCCTTGGGAATTATGATTCCCTTTGCTGAATTGTCTGGATTTATGCCGGAAACGCTCTGCCCCGATTGCAGGAAGTCCACTATATGAAGGTTGCTGTCAATCTCAATCTCGATATCCTCTCCATATGTGCTCCCAAGCGTAGCATTGTACGCCCTTCCGCCTATCCGGATCGTACCTGTCGGGTTTGCTTCAAATGCTGCAATAATGGAATTAACATCATTCTCACAGTCGATAGCCAGGATATTTCCGAGCGTTGATCGGTACGGATATGCGCCGCAAACGATAGTATTGCAATGAGGCACATCGTATGAGGAAATCCAAAAATTAAAGGCTATCTCCACGATAGCCTTGATATAGTATTGAAACTCTATTCGCACCCCTGCTGGCTTTACCATCGGCACTTCTCCAAGGGTGACAACCTTTCCTCCAGGTGTGAGGAACGGCATTGTCAGTATGATTACTGCCGGAAGGGCGGGATCCTCTTTGTAATAAATCGGTGAGACATCCCACAGAAGAGCCAGACCGTCCATCAAATCATGGTAGGTGCATTCATTGGTGTTTACCAGCATTTGATATTTCAAAAACTGTCGGTACCGTTCATCACTGATAACCGGATCCTCAACATCAATACCGGCCAGAATACCCGCTTCCTTCCTTGTCAGTGTTACAATGTCTCCGACCATATCCAGATTCTTGCCGATCGCAACCTCTAAATCTGTCTGTGTGTCCAGTTGTTGGAATACCTCAAGCAATTCCTCAATCTGTCTTGAAAACGCCCTTATGAGCGTTTCTATGTTCTCCTTGTTCTGAAACTGCTGGGGCAGATCTTCAATCCATTCATCAAGAATTGCCACTATACACCACCTCGATTCTCGTATCCGTCACAACGACCTTCTGCCTGCTCGATACCGCAACATTGACCTTGTTGTATTCAGTCGATGCCGGAACATAGTTCGGATTCGTTGTTGTAGCACATTGGATATTCACATAGGTAACACCGCCGACAGTAGCGTATATGCCATCATTGAATACCTGGGACAGCATATTATCCCCTGCATGAAGAGACGCTGCATCAGACACAACTGAATCTATCGTGAGGTTGGCGTAGTTAGTGGGGAGATGTGAGCTGTCTGCGTCCAGAGTGATCTTCATCCAAACATAAACATATTCCGGTCTGTTGAAGCTGATTGGAACTGTATCTCCGTATTCTGTGGCAACATTGACCGTTACATCTCCAAATGTCTGAATGCCGGCTGCTTTCTTATCCAGAATAACGGTAGCAATCTCGTTTTCGTCTCCACCGTCCACCACGATTTCTACGCTGTGAGGCGGGCGTCCTTCGCTATCCGTATCGTCTGTATCATTCTCATACCCTGTCGCACTTTCCACATTCGCCACATTGTCAATCAACTGTGAACAGATGCTGTCAATCATCCTTGTGGAACGGATTGCCGACTTCGCAAGATAAGAATGGCGGAGCTCCACATCCGTCTCCTGCAATCTTCCGTATGTAGGTAAAATAAGGTTCTCCACGCTATCAAAGCCGGTAATAACCGTGACTATCTCGGTAATGGTGCCGTTCGGGAAAATATATCTACCATAATCATTTGTGGCAAAATCGGCTATTACTGTGACGGATGCCGTTGTGAGGTTATCCGATAGCACCAGAACACCGCTTCGGGCTGCCGTCTGATCCTCGATTTTAAGCAAGACATTGGTCGAATCAACACTGACTGTGTATCCCGATATGGTAATGGCAGCTGCAAGACCATTCAGAATAGCAAGGGCATCTGCACTTGTGCTTGTGTAACTGTACTGAACGCCATTGATTGATACCGAATATATCTGTCCTGTTTCCTCTGCAGCAACCTTTACCACAGCCTTATTAAATGCGCTCCTGGTTATCTCAAATTCAGATACCGCATTGAGCTTCATCTGCGGAGCTGTATTTGTGGCAACAACGGCCCCCTGCCGGATAATTGTCCCATCCACTCCGGTGCAATGGAGTTTATAATAGGTGTATTTGTTAGGACCTCTCCGAATACCTCCATACTGCACCGCATTATCGAGGCTCGCTCCCTCTGCCGTGGAAGGATATTTTGCGTAGTAACTGCTCTGTGCCACTTCCCAAAGCTCCGATATTTTTCCTCCGAATGTAACTATCAGCACATTCAAAAACGACTGCGGATCCATTCTTGTGTTGAATCCGAAGCCGTCCGTCAAATCCGTATGGATTTCTTCTAAAATTTCATCAAGACGCTTTATGACAAAGCCCTTGTCTGTCACTCCATAATCAGCCATAAATCGTTTCCTCCTCCTTAATGGTTTCCTCGTCCGTCACCGCTTCAAAGCTGATAACAGCCTTCCGTGTAAGGGCATCCACGGTGATTTCCACATAATTCACATCTGTAACCTCGTCCACATCGAAAATGGCATCCTCGATCATTTCCTGGACCTGCTCCAGATCGGGATTTTTAATGAACAGGTATTCAAAATACTCAATCCCCGCTTCATCATCCCATCGCCATTCTTGAAAAAACCATTTCAGCCGGATTTTTATTTTCTGCCGGACGGAGTTGGCGAGGACGATATCGGCATCTTTGAAATAGATATCCCCTTTTTCTCCAAGCAATATATCCACGATACCACCTCCTAATTCGGCTTTGTGGTAGTTCCGCCTATGCTGTCAGTATGCGTATGATTTTTGAGCGATATAGAACCTGCTTTTACATCTCCACTTACTTTCAGATCTCCGACAATCTCCACATCCGATTTATTGACTTTCAACATTGTGCCGCCATTGGCAACAATAACAGATCCGCTTCCGCAGGCTTCCGTTAGTACGGCACTTCCTTTGTTCGACAATCCCGGAATAGCAATCGCACTTGTGAGATCAAACCTCATATCGTTGTCCGAATCGCCACCTCCGAGCCATGCGTCCAATTCCTGCTCCGAGACGAGCATTAAGCAATCGTCCCCTGCTTTTATAGGGAAGGCGATAAAAACTGTCGCAGAGGGGCACTGAGGGATGATTACGGGCACCCCAGTAACTCCGGGATATGCAATCTTCTTTCCTGCTCCTGTCGTGTATGTTCCGTATGGCTTCAGAGCTGCCATACCGGTTGACGGATCGAAGGATGTTATCTTTGCCGGTATCGCAGTATGCATTTCTGACATAACCGCCTGAGCCGTCTTCTCAACCTGTTCAGAAAATTCTTGTAACATCACTTCACCTCCAACAGCTGGGCGGTACAGGTCCACTCGCCCTCCATATTGTCACCATCAATAGTTACCTTGTACACACGGAAAAAGCCTCTTGCCTTTGAGCTTTCCAGCCGAACATAATCATTCACGCCGATTGCTCCGTTCATCAAATACCGAACCTCATAACCAATCTGTGATGTGGTGCTGCTCCCACCGCCGCTTGAATCATCACTTTCGGAGGAAATCGTAATCCTCTTTGGCACATCAAGCAGTCCTGTCTCGCTATTCAAGAGATATGCTCTCGCCGTGATGGGCTCATTCGGCTTCCTGATCTGCAGCACCTCATTCTGAATCGACCACGCAAGCCCACAGGTCTTGCACAGCTTTTTCAATGCGTTCTTTGCGGGTCCAACAAAACTAAATCCGTTCGGAAGCGTCTTAAACTTTGCATTCTTGGAATAAACCACAGCCACGCCCATCTTTCCTGCGATATGGTTGAACACATCCTTGCTGTTGACCTTTCCCTTAAACGAAATGGACAAATATGTATCACGAAGAGCCACTCTGCCGTCAACCACTTCAATTTCGGTCATTCTGTCTGCCCCGTCCATTGATGTCGTGACCGTAACCACATTTCCCACAAGAATAAGTGCTATATGGTCTGTGTAACCTGCGTGAAGCTGCACCGTACAGTCTTTTGTATCGAGCACCTTCAAGCTCTTGTCAGACAAATTCCACACCTGGACCTTTGCAGTATTCGGTGTTTCGGAGGTTGATTTCTCAACGCTGAAACTGATATGCAGGGCGTGAGGGTTCTTTGTGGTGGTGGCGCCAATCTCAAAGCCCGTTCTCCCCATTGCTCCGGCTTTCATTCGATATTTCCGGATAAAATTCTTCTGTGCCACTTCTATCCCTCCTTTGCCTCCGACCAGGGAATAAATACAAATTCCGCTTTCCCAGAATTGAAATCATCCCGCCCTATCCGATCTTCTGAAGATAGCGCTCCGAAAATTCCATTCGGAAGGTCTGTATAATTGAAAAAATGTGTAATCGGGAAATTAGGCACTATCTTTGTCATGGCAACAATCGGTTCATCATCAATCGTAGAAATGCCAAAGCTCCAATAATCTCCCGTCCCGTTATAAGTAAAGCGAATGAGATACTCCACTTCATCAATCACTATCGAGGATACGCTATCATTCATATCCGGAACCGTAATATATAGCATCTCGTCCACCTCCTTAAATGAATCCCATACTGCTTGCTACTCCGTACAGTATGGAACTCTTTGATTTACTCCCCGAAGAGCTGCCGGACGATCCACCGCTTCCTCCGCCAGAGGATCCCGAAGCTCCTGTGCTGTTCGAACCTTTTGAAGTTGTCGCTGCGCCGGCATTGCTTTTTGAGTCACCACTCTGGAGGATATATGTAGGGATGTTTACCGTTTTTCTTTTTGTTACATATACTTTTTTCAAAGACAAAGAAATCTGCCTTGCATAGCCAATCTCGGATGAATGGGATATCGAAATGGAAGTGATTCCCATATTGGTGTAAATCTTATCCCTTGTAACCACCTTGACCAGCTTTCGCTTGAAATAGAGTTTTTCAAACTTATCGCAAATTTTCTTTGTTCTTCCGCCTTTCGGCTTATGCCCCGATCTGTTCCGCCAAGTAGCCGGGCTGTCGCTGATATAAAGCGTCAGCCCAAGCTCTATTGGTTTCAGAATGATTGTATCGGAAACATTGAATCCCTTTTCAACAGGATACTCCGGAATGTCTGCAGAGTAAGTTCTGTCCTCGCTGATAAGGGCATCAGCTTCAATCCCCGCTACCTTTACGGGCTTTAATTTACTTCTTGCCATTCCTTTTCACCTACCTTGCGTATGCCAGCCCCTTTGCCAGATAATCCGTGGCATCTTGGGCGGACTTATTCATTCCCTTGGAAACATTCTTCTGTGCTTGAACATCTCCGCCGGAATAACTGTTATTAAATGTGTTGTTCTGCGTGATGTTGGTATTGTTGCTCGTATTGCTTACAGCCCCATTCGCAGCTGTCGCAGCATTGGCGGTAGCACCTTTCATAATCGTGGAAATACCGCTCGCCACGCCCTTGACCTTATCAAGCAGAGTGCCTTCGCTATCTCCAATACCTTCGGCCAGCCCACTCATAAAGTCAGGCATCCAAGACTGGAAGTCTGTCAGCGGTCCCTCATCCGGTACCGAGAAATGCAGGAAACTCTTTATCTTATCAGCAACACCGCTTACCGCATCGGTAACTTTGCTGATTGCTCCCCTTATACCGTCCGCTATTCCGGAAATGATATCAGCACCCCACTGTAAAGCCTGTGCCGGAAGCCCTTTAATCCAATCGATGGCTGCTGTTAATCCGTTTACGATGGCATCTTTGATACTTCCTACTGTGCTTGTGATACCACTCAAAATATTGGAAAAAGTGGTGCTCACAAAGTTGGCAATGCTGCTGAATATGCTGCTGAAAAAGCTCTGGATTGCCGTCAGTATCGATACAATGATGTTGTATGCTCCCGTAATAGCTCCGGAAATAATGCCTGTTATGGTATTCCAAATTCCGGTAACGAAAGCGACAATCCCATTCCAAATGCCTTGGAAGAAACTGCTGATTGCTCCCCATACGGCTTCCCAAATTGCCTGCAATGCCGCAAGCGCCATTGAGAACAACATTTTTATGGTCTCCCATACTGCACCGATAAAAGCTACAATGGCATCCCATATTGATGTGAATATCTGCTTTATAGCTTCCCATGCACCTTCCCAGTCTCCCCGGAACACGCTGGAAATAAAGTTCGCCACGCCCTTGATGATATCGAGGAAGTCTCCGAGGATCCTGCCGAGCGTATCCCATAGGGTTTTGAACCATGCCAAAATAGTTGAGCCCCACGCATTCCAGAACGCTTCTATCCAGCTGAATACAACCTCTATCACTGTCGCTATGGCATTGAAAACTGCGCTCCCTACTTCATATAGGGCATCCCAAATAGCCGAAAGAGCGTCCAAGATAGCCTGCCATACTGCGAGGATTTTATCCTTTGTGCTCATTGTTGAGCCGTCAATGCTTTCCTCGGTATCCCCGAATAGTGTGGAAGCCAGCTGTGAGATAAAGGTCCATACTCCGTTGAGGAATGTTTTGATGATTCCCCACACCCTTTCAAAGTTCGCCCTGATGGATTCCCCATGCCTTTCGAAGAACCCTTTTACGGTATCCACGAACATTCCGGCTGCGGTCTTTATCAAGTCCCACGCAGCGAACAGAAATTCCTTTATCTTCTCCCAAGCCTTGAATATTGCCTGCCTTGCGTTCTCTGCGCCTATTCCTGCCTTGTCAAATATCGTTCCTATCACAGAATCATTTCCCATTAGGAAATTTATGAAATCCTCAACCACCAAAGCAAGCAGGACGATCAGTGCCACAATAGCCAATATCTTCAGATTTGCTACGGAGAACAAGCCTCCCATTTTCTTGATCAATCCCAAGAATGCGGAAGCACCGCTGATAATCTTTCCCCAGTTCAGAGCCACTACAAACGCCGCCGCTACGATAGCAAGCAGCTTCAATACTTTATCTATGCCTCCAAGCCTATCCACGACACGCTTTACCATATCAAAGCCTCTGGAAGCTCCGGCAGAAAGCGTCTGCATCATCCGATCAATGGAAGGCTTTAATTTCTTTACCAAATCAAAAAGCGAATCAAATGCTCTCGTCATGATACCTGTTTCCCCGGTTATCTTCTGGATGCCCCTTGTGGCACTCTGAACCAAAGAAGACAGCAGTTTGAGAACTGCCACCGCAGGTTTTAAGAATCCAGCACCAGCGGCGGCTTTCAAGTCCTGCAAGGACTGTTTCAAATTGCCGAGCTGGTTAGTCCAGGTATCCGATTCTCTTGCAGCCTGCCCCATTGCACCGGAAGCCTTGTTTGCATCCTCAACCATTTGCAATAATGTCAGCTGCTTCTCTGCTTCCGAGAGATCCTTGAATGACTTTCCGTATAATTCATTTGCAGCTATATTTCTCGTTGTCTCCGTACACGAAAGACCGAGAGCCGCATCATTGGCAAAATTACCTTTCAAAAATGATTGGAGGGAATTCGTTACATCTTCGAGTGACCGGTCATAATATGCTGCTGAATCTGCCACTGCCACCATCGCCCGATCAGCGAGCTCCAAGGCGTCAGATGTTTCCATTCCCGTTGTCTTTGCAAAGGCTGTGATTTGAGAGAAACTGCCTTTCATACGGTTTACCATTATTCCAGTATCGTCTGAAATTCTGTCCAGCCTGTTCGCCGCCTCCGATTCCATTTCTCCAAAGGTCTGGGTAAACTGTGATTTCAAAGCCTCTGCATCTGCGGCAGCTTCGGCGAGAGAAGCCATCCCGGCAATCGAAAAGCCTATGCCGATTGCTCCGAGCAGCTTCGTAGCCATGCCTTTGATATTCTTGATCGTGTTTTCTGCGTGGCTGACACTCTTCTCGTCCACTTCGTAACCGAAAGCCACCGCAATATCTCTGATGGTCACTTAATCTCGCCTCCTTTCTCTCAAATCTTCCTCTTTGCCTCTCTGAATATCTAAATCCATCTGATGTAATGCAAAAAGCTTCAAAGCCTCGTCCAGAGTGTAATATTCCTCCAGCTCGAACTTTGAAGCTAATTGCGCCTTAATCAGTATATACATCCGAAGCTCCAGCTCCGAAAATTGCGAAGTGTCAAAGGTCCCGTATTTTACAAGATCTGCCTCGTCTTCTTCGCTAAAGCCTCGCCGGCTTTTCCAAATCGGCCGGCGAGTTTCTTGAAAAAACCATTGAAGTTCAGACGAATCACATAAAAAGCAAGAATGAACATATCCTGCACTTCTCCGCAGAAAATCTCATTCACGAGATCCATATCGAGGATCTCCTGCTCCGGCTCTTCATCCGTTTCAACACCGTCCTCATCCAAGACAGGCAGCTCAACCACGATATTCTTGTGAGCAACCAGGAGCTTTTTCATCATAGATTCTACCTTTGCCCCAGAGAATCCCTCCATGCTCTTTGCCATTGAAGCTGCCGCCGTATTCACATCCACATCAAGCAGACCTCCATCTCCCTCGCCATTCTCTCCGTCCTCGCCATTGCCAACCAAAGGGATCAATGCCGCAAGGACGGGAGTAAGCAGGGAGGCCAGCTCTCCTGTCAGATTTGCCGCTACCATAGCGGGAAACGGTCTGATGTAGAAATCATAATCGCCGATCCTCTCATGTGTCGGCTCCATCTGCTTTAATCTCGCCATATCCGATTAACTCTCCTTTCCTTCCGCAACCACGATTTCCCACTCACGGTTGTTCTGTGCTTTGCCATAAGTCTTTGCAGCCGGCTTTGTTACCCACGCCGTGGTACCGGAAAACTTCTCATTCCCAACCAAGTCCTTGACCGTAAGGGGAAAGAATCCGTTGCCGTTTGTCTTCATCTTCTCATACATCTTGCGAAGATACGCATTCGTACGAGAGTTCTGAAGAACTGCAACCTTGACCGTGTAGATTGAGGACGGATCCACGCTTACGCATACCTCTCCGTCTGCGCCGGACACATAGCTGTTACCATCTCCGGCGGGCTCAATCGTGATAAAGCTATCGTCAGCGAAACCGCTGGCAATATGGTTTCCCAAGGAAAGGGAAACCTTTTTGGGATTATATGTTGTAACTCTCATGTCGCTTTACCTCCTTATGCATATACGAGATTACCGTTAATCTCAACCGCCTGGATCGCTCCTGCCAATTTTGCCTTGAACTTGCACCCTTCAAGCCGTCTGGAGGCTTTCTGTGCATCTGTAAGGTCCAGTGACTTCGGAACAGTGATGGTGTAGCCCGGAATCTCGTTATCATCATCGTCATACTCCGTAGGAGCAATACCACCGACATTCTGCCCTGCCTTCAAAGATTCCTCCATCTTGCCCTCAACGGCAGTAATGCCATCGTCGGTATAAGGTACCTTCTGATTCAGCACAAGCAGATTGAACACACGCTCCTGCATATCATTTTTGAGCCAGTCACGGAAGCGGATAGTGTCAATCCACTCATTTCCAAGAACCTTGCCGCCCATTGCGCTGGTGATGTTCTTCTTGGCATAAGTCGTAAAGTATGTGATGTTGTTGTTGTCGCAGTATGTCTTCATGGTCGAAGTGAGCTTGCAAGGGTTCACTGCAGCAAGTGCTTTCAGCGCCCAGGTCTCGCTTCCCGGATCATAACCGAAACACTTCGCCATCATAGCCACATGGATATAGAAATTCTCGTCCGGAGTAGTAACCTGATCGGGAACACCGCCTCCATATACCGCAAAGCTGCGGAAATAGTTTGTGGTCGATACCGGGAGAGTTGCTCCATCGAAAGTGAAGCCGAACAGCTTCTTGTTACTCTCGGTCCACTTTATCGTAGCCTCCAAGTCTGTGGCATTGTTGAATGTCTTCGCAAGTGCGATACCATACCAACCGCCTGCCGCAAGAGCACGATCCAAGCAGTCCGCCATGCTTTCATAGGTTGTCGTTTCCTCTTCCTCGTCCACTGTGCTGCTTCTGACAATTACGAAAATCTTATCCGGCTCCGGTGACTGTGAGAATGCTACCGTAGCCATGATGTACGCCTGGTGCTCGGAAGTGAATCCATAGTCTTTCAGATCCGAAGGCTGGGTAATCGAAATTACAGATGTGCCGATTGTTTCCGTTCCTGTCCCGTCCGGAGCAGGCACAACAAAAAGGATGTTGCTAAAGCTCTCGTCACTGGACGCAGGAGTGGAAATCTCAATATCCACATTCACAATTTCATCAAGATTGTTTTTGATTGCTGACATTGTTTTGTGTCCTCCTTTATGATTATTCTTCGCCGGTGTCCTCTTCGATGCTCACACTCTCGATAGGCTCGATTACTGCACCAGCATATTCCTGAGTTCCACCGCCGCTTGGGTTCGGAACAACGGTCTTGTTATGAACGCCGTACTCGCCAGACGCTTTGTCCGTAAACGATACCGTAAATTC